CGTTTTTAGCTTCTTCTTCATTAGCTGGCGGGACTACCGACGCCTGCAATGGCTCTGGTTGGAAACGTTTCACATGGATAAGCTTGCCTCCGATATCATGAATCCAATCGGCTTCGTTCTTGAAACGTATATCCGTTACAACAAATACATCGGTATCTGAATCCTGAAGAATTTTTTGCGCTACAGGCTGAACCCAATGAAGAGGGTTTTGCTTTCTCATGTAACATCCATACCACACCAAAAATGGACGCACATCTGTCTTGGCGTCGCCAGTAAGTTTGGTTACATCTGGTACGTTACAGTATTCCTTAAGAAATTCTCCCGCCGTAGCTTTCAGGTCATCGGCAAAAGCAAGTTGTCGGATTTTCTTTCCTTCAAACTTTTTTGATTTTTTTATTAGACTGGCAAAGGTATCCTTACCAGCGCGTGCCACCCCAGCGATTCCAATTACAATTGCGTCGTTATTCATTCAGTTTCTTCTTGAACTTCTTCTCTATCGTTTAACAATTCCAGTGCTATTCCACAAAGATTTTGTATATCGGCTTGGTTTATAGCCAGTACATTACAATACTGGTCTTCAATCTTATTGGCTTCTCGATATCGATTTATAACACTTGCTACTAAGCTGGCGGTTTGCAGGTCAATTTCCACCTGTTGACCATGGAACCCAACTGGAAACTCCATAACCCACACTGAAGATTCAATATCACCATCAGCTTTACCTGCTCGGACAAACTTTGTTTCAACTAAGTCTTTCAGAGCCTCTCTAATAAGAGAATCGCGGCTTTTTACCAAATCTTCTGATACTTTGATTTTTTCAAAGTCGTTCACATCGAACGTTTGCTTCTTGATTAGAACCTCCACAACCTGATTTTTGATTTCTACAAGTGTCATATAAGTGAATCTAATCTCATCTTATTGTTAGATGTGTCAAGGATATTTCTTTCGACCATCTGACATTTGTCCATATCTAATTGTAAAAAAATTGTAAAAAACCCACACAATTGTTTGATGTTCAAATACCTCGGCCTTTGGCCTCGCGGAAACCGAAAAATGAAAAGATGTTTGAATACACCTCGCCTTAAGCCCAACCCAACATGTAAGCGCCCCGAGGTTCGTATATCCTATGTTCCCCCTATCGGGGGAAAACCTGCATTCCTCGGCTTCGCCTGCGGGATTCGGTTATCTCTTTCTTTTGGGGTTGTATTCCGAAACAACATTGGTACGTTTGCGTCTTTGATTCCACAAGCTACGCTGGGTTAGGAGGTATTTATCTCCGCTACGCTTCGATAAATATAATAGTTTGGGAGTGTGTCAAGCATTTTTTATAAGAAAATGCAATATTTTTGAGGTTGACCAAAACTACAAAGTCTTGCAGGATATAGAAAATATGAGAATTTATGTAGGAAATAGCCGAGAGGACATACGGCAAAAACATATGGTTGAATGATTTAGATAAAAATGAAGATTTTTACATACGGAGGAAAATGTGAATGGTGCCAGTTGCCGCAAATCGAAAAAGGATTTGTGGAATTGGGACATACGATAACTGAAACAATCGAAGAAGCCGATATCATCTATGCTAATAATGGGTGGTACGACGAAATTTTAGAAAAAATTGAAAAAACTGGCGCTTTAGGAAAATGCGTCTTTAACGTTCTCGATGTTCCGAAGTCGATTCATCCCCATTTTGACGAGAATAAACTTAAGCGTCAGATAGGTGGGGCGCATGTCATTACCTCTATTTCTAAGTTCACAAAAAATGAACTCGTGAAATATACAGGATTTGATTCCGAAATCATTCATCAACCCATCATGCCAGTTTATAGAATGTGGGAAGAAAGGCCGGAAAATCTAGATTGGAAGTGGCGCTTCCTATTTGCGGGCAGGAAATACGACCCGAATAAGCGCGTTGGAATTGGGTATCATGCATTACTCCTTCTCGGCGTTGAATCGAAGGAAGTCGCGATGATTGGACATGAAAATATTGATTGGGGTACAAATTTCGGCCTAGTTAAGAAGGCTAACCTCAATGCATTTTATAATGGCGCCGATTTCGTAATGTGCCTTGGTAAATTTGAGGGTTTGAATCTACCAGTAATTGAGGCGATGGCTACGGGGTCAATCCCCGTTATCTGCAATGATATGACAACTCGTCAAGAATTATTACCATCTGATGTATTCCCTGAGTACGATGAAGTTGACCCAACCCCATCTTCAGTCGCTATGTTTATCGCGCAATTTATGCAGGATAACGACGCAAAGCAAAAATTTAAGAATAGACTCCATGCTTACTACCTCGCCCATCATAAAGAAAAATTTAGTGGGATAGCGGTGGCTTCAAAAATCCTTAAACTTTCAACATGAAATATATAGCAATAGATATCGAAACTCTTGGCCTTAATCCAGAGACAGATTCTATAATACAACTCGGCGCCGTTATTGATGATACGTCAAATCAAATACCATTAAACGAATTGCCAAAATTCGAAATGTATATTGATGAGGGTCAAGTGCGCGGAAATTTCGATGCAATACAATTACATCTCAAAACCGGTCTATTGAATAAGTGGCAAAGTTCCTGCCGTTACTCTCTTACATCTGCTATCACACAGTTCTTGCGATTCGTTAGTGAAAACTTTGGGTCCGAATACATGGGTGTTTTCGGTTTAAACAAAAGAATTACTCTAGCGGGAAAGAATATTGGTTCGTTCGATGTGCCGTTTCTGAGCCGCGAGCCGAAATTTCAAAATTTTTTGAGAAAAAGTGTTTCGCATCGATTTCTTGACCCGACAGAAAATTTCATAATTTACGATAAGGACGAAGTTAAGCCAAGTTTAAAGGAATGTAGAATTCGCGCTGGACTAAGAAATACCGAAACCGCACACACCGCCGTTCAAGATTGTTTGGATGTTATCGAGTTGGTTCGTGTTGTAGCAAATAAACAAAAATCATGAAAGATTATTTAGAGCCAGAGGTAACGTTTGCCATTTTGGATTTCCAGAAACCACAGGAAACTAAACACTGCATTTCTTCTATTAGAAATCAGGTAAAATTTCCATATCGTATAGCTTATCTACATAATGGTAAAAGTGACTACGCATATGAACTTTATCGCGCCGGATTGATTGACACATTCATTCAATCTAAGGAAAATAACGGTCTTGGAGTTGGAACGCGGGATTTGATGGCGTCTGTATTCACGCCATATACGATTTATTTCCAGAATGACCAAGTAGTTGGCCGCGCATTTGAAAAGGAAGAATTCGAGTTTCTTAAATTATTGGTCGAGCAAGACAACGTGAAGTCCGTGGCGCTAGCCGGACCAACCGCTGGCGCAGACATATACTCTGAGCGCGCCCATATTATAAAGACTGATTTCTATCGACTGATGGAGTTCTCTATTCCTCTCGGACCCTATGGCGCTGGCCCGTATCACCATGGACCTTGGCGCGAGGAACAGATTCAGAAATATTACAAGGAAAATAGCTACTTACATTTTACAGGGCATCCCCCTTTGGCGGTCGATATTGGTAAGTGGACCATTCGCGACTGCGCGGGCGGGCGCGTGCGCATGCGCACAGATACGAAAGCTGTTACTTGGGAAATTGCACCAACTGAAAAATATGTATTCCCAGAACATACGGACGAAGAATGGGAGTTGGCAATTGCTGGAAAATGGCCAGTGGGGAAAATTCCCCAAATATATATCGATAAAAAATTATCGTTTAGTTGTTGGGATAATTTGAATCTATGAATCCAGAACATCAAAATTTAACTATTGCGCTCGCCGCCGGATGGAAACCACTGTATGATGATAAGGATAATCAATCTACGGACATTTGGTTTAACCCCAAAGGTGGGAAAATCTGGCAGGGTCATGATTTAGGAACAATTCGTACTGGTGTTAAAGATTATGTAAATGATTTGAACGCCATGCACGAGGCGGAGGAAACCGTGATAAAGTCCCACGAACAAATGGAAGACTTTGCGGACCATCTTTGTAAGATTGTCTTAGGTTACAAATCCACTATCGGCTCAATTAACCTCAATCGCTGGGCATTCGTTCGTGCTGTTCGCGCAACCGCCGCCCAACGCGCCGAAGCCTTCCTTCGAACCCTTAACAAGTGGATAGACTAATGACACCCGAAGCACAACGTATTGCGATTGCGGAGGCGTGCGGGTGGACAATCAACACCGTACCGCCACTTGCTGGTATGGGTTGGCCACCAAATATACCGGACAGGTTTAGGACATATGACAACGCACAGATGCTACCGTTTTATACCGCCGACCTCAACGCCATGCACGATGTCGAAAAACTATTAGACGAAAAATTAGTTAATCGATATATAATGGAACTTTCTAAAGTGACAATGAGATTAAATTTCAAAAAACAACCACATCGAATTGCCGGATTCCAGTGTCACGCTAGTGCCGCAATGCGTGCAGAAGCGTTTCTCCGCACGATTGGAAAGTGGATAGACTAATTTATGAAAATTTCTATATATACAACAGCTTGGAATATATTAAAATACGGCTTTGATTATAAAGACGCCCTTGCTAATTGGTCTTTATACGCAGATGAGATAAGTATATCAGTTGGTCCAAGTGACGACGGCACACTCGATGCTCTTAAGGAGGAAGAGAAAAATTTCCCCATTCTAATAACTCAGCCGCCACTTATCCATTCTGACCCGTTCTACTATGGTAAAATGGAAAATAATGCATTGCAGCAATGTACTGGCGATTTACTTATTCAGCAGAATTTGGATGAACGCTGGTGCGGCGATAAGGAAATTCTCCATATTCTCGGTCAGCATTTGTTGGATGGAAGTTTTCAGGCTTTCTTCGTTCCAACCATTGATTTGTATGGCGACCCGAATAATTTTGTAAACATTGGTCGTAAGTGGTATATTCATAAACGTGGATTATATCGCGGTGCGGTTCGATTTGGTCTTAAGTCTGACGGTAGACCTGACTATAACAAGACGAGTACGGATGAACTTATCGATAAAAATGGCGCACTTGTACCCACTGTATCCCTGCTTGATAATTTAACTATTGATTCGTTACGAGCTTATGCAGAACAGGGTATGCCATATACGATGCACTTAGGGTATCTTAATTTGAAGGACCGCGCTTCCCGCGCAACGTGGTGGAAGAAATTTTGGGAAGAAGCTACGGGAGGCGACCCAAATAAACATGTTACTTCTGAAGAAGAGTTATTGAAACGCGCGACAAAAGCGCATGGACTACCATTATGGAAAACGACAAATTCGAAATAATTCACCAGCAACAACCAGATAATAATACGTGTGGTCAAACATGCTTGGCGATGTTACTTGGTGTCCCAGTACAGGATTTTATTTCTGTATTTGGTGATATTCCAATGAGTTCGTATGACGTATACAACGCACTTAATAAATGTAGGTTCTGGTGGAACGCACTTCTATTTGAGTATTTTGTATTCAATGGTCATTATCTAGCCTCGGTTCCATCATTGAATTTTGAAGGTGGTGGACATTACATAATTGTGCGCAAGGATGATTTTGGAATGACTATATTCGACCCAAACATGGGTAGGCCCGGTAGGAAGTTTTATGGCGATGAGAAAGATGGTGGAGTTCCTTTGCGATGGAAATGTGAATTGATTTACGTTTGTAAACAGGGTTGGGGTGGAAACTGGTACAATGGTTACTTGCCGAAAAAAAAATAAAATGAGAAATCCACTTCGAATTAAACGAATTTTAAATAAAATTGAAACGGCTTGGGCGGCTGCGCCAGACCTTCGTTTCAACCAACTTATACTTAATATTATTCCGAGTGATTCACCACCCGTGTTCTATCTAGAGGATAAGGATTTTGAATTTTGGCTGGACAGATGGTTAGAAAATAGGAATTTAACAAATACATGGAAATCATAAATAAAAAGTTTTGGTTGGTGTTTATGGCCGGTCCCGGCTCTCTAGAAGACTTGAAAGAATTGGTCGAACCAATCAAGCAATACTTCGATGGTATTGTGGCGGTATATCATGGTCGAGATTTTGATGATGAAGCTGAATATTTGGAATCAGTCAAAGGCGCCGGACAGATAATCTATCTTCCGTTTTGCCGCCGACACGATTTCAGTCGAAATCATTATCTTTATTGCGGCCCAATTAAGGAGGGTGATTGGTGTTTACAAATAGATGTGCTGGAACGGTTGAATCCAGAGTTTGCAAAAGACGCGCGAGCACACGCGGACTTCTTCCAGCAGCAGGGCGCTAACATCATCTTTTATTATAACAAGCCGTTCTTATTTGAATTTCATGAGAGCCTTCAATACTTCGGCAATCCACACGAGGGATTAAAGCGACTTGATGGTAAGGGTGCGGGGGTTGAACTTTCTCAAATCTTTCCAATTGAGAATAACGTGCGGTTTAACGTGCGCCCAATCAAGCGGCCAGACCCATACCATTTCGTAGACCATTACGTAAAATATTACCTATACCCGTGGGGCGCGAATCACTGTTTGCTTGGCATTGAGAACCGTGGTCAGAATATATCGGAAAACTTCCAAAAACGTGATGCACAGCGCTTAGACTTCAAGCGTTGTCTCCGGGAGGCGGGTATTTCCAATACGGTACAAGCTTTGAAAGAGTATATTTTGAAGACTAAGCCAGATGATATGGACCCAAATATTCGTCGTCACTTTAACACTGAGAAGATATTGAATGACTTTTATCGTTTTCATGTGGTTGGCGATAGACAATTCAAGGATAACCACGATTGGAAGGATTTGGTGAAAATATGAGTTTGCCTATTACATTAGCAATGTTTACCTCTACAAAGGGACATTACGACAAGGATACCTATCCTACAACAGTCAAGTATCTAGAAACTATAAAACATCCACCCTTCTTTCGTAAGATGGTAGCCCATATTAAGTATGAAGGTACAAAGGATGCATATAAAAGAGTCGCCATGAACGGGTTCTTTCGGCAACATAGTTTCGATGTAATTGAGAATGAAGGTCAATGGAAGCATAATGATAATAGTCACTATGTAGAACATTCTAAAGATATATGTAGACTGATGCAATCTAGTCAGGTTCAATCCAACCCGTATGTATTCTGGATTGAGGATGATGTTATTCTAAAAGCGCCAGAGGGTTTTGAACACGTGAAAGCTCGAATTGTTCAAGCTATGGATTATCTGGATAAGCATCCGGAAAAAATGTGCGTTCGGGTACTCGACCGGGAAGACATACTCCCTTCTCTTCTTATTTCGGACAAGGGTGATGATTTAATCTTCCCACATCTTGACTGTTTTAGCTTCCGCGCTAACGTGATGCGTTCTCGCGACGCTTGGACACTCGGTTCGTTTTTTAAAAATAATTTTCCAACCGTGCAAGGGATTCATATTGAGCGATATGCAACTGAAGTTTTACGAGCGATTTCCGGGGACGGGGTTCCATTCGCCTGTTTTCATTTGGATAAATTGCGCCATATCCATATTGGAAGTCAGGAATTCGACCCATTAAAAGAGTATTGACATGTTTAACAACTTATAAGATTCATTAATCAATGAGTAAATATCCTCTTGGCCCTTTTGCGTGCTCTGTTCGCGCTCTCAATCTTTACAGACCTGAGTTCATTCAGAAATTAATTCAAGAAATCACCCAAATAGATGGATGGCTGTGCAATGCACAAATTCCTATCATGTGGGATATGGCTGGCAAGATTCGCGGAAGAATGGTAGAGGTTGGCGCTTGGAAAGGACGAACGTCGCTTACATTGCTCAGTGGTGCAGACCTAACCCGATTTCATTTGGATGTGGTTGATATTTTTACCGGTTCCGCCGAACATCAAGAAACCCTCAAAGGTGCTTCGACGCGTGAAGAGTTTGAGTTTAATATTTTCAACCATGGGTATCAGGATAATGTAACCATTGTTCAGATGCCATCTGTAGAGGCAGCGAAGGACTACGCTGATGAATCGCTGGATGCTGCTTTCATTGACGCGGCACATGATTATGAGAATGTTAAATCGGATATTCTTGCATGGTATCCAAAGTTGAAAAAGGGAGCACCGATGCTTTTCCACGACTACCCACATCCAGATGACCCGAACGGCGGATTTGAAGAATTGAAGCGCGTACTTAATGAATTTGTACGAGACGCCACGGATAAGTTTGAAGGTTGGGGTTTTGCGGCAGGTTTAGCGGGGGCTTATAAGAAATGAGTAACGAATATCATATTCCTTGCGAAGCGGGTTCCTTGGGTGATATGCTAGCCGCCACAGCCGTTTTTAAGAATGGCCGCACTGGCTCCGTCACCCTTACTGACGAACCAAGAATTCGAAATTTTTCTGCTATTTTTAACGAGATAGCGGAAGTAAAATTTGTACCCGCTGTTACTTCTCCAATGCCTCTGGCGGGTGAGGGTCCAGCAGCGAAGCGAGTTTTAAATGCTTTGGGTATAAAAGATTACGGGACGCCGTATGTGAAACCGAAGGATGACGACATAAATGAAGCAATCGAGTGGATTCGTTCACGTGATATCAAATCACCAATCGTCGTCAATGGTGCCGTGGGCGGGGGTAACAGCGACCATCCGTTAAGATTCTATCGTAAGCCGCCGCGTGAAACGATGGAATGGATAGTTCAACAACTTCTAAAGTCGGGCTTCACCCCAATTACATTCGGCATCACTGGAAATCAAGAAACGTATGATGGTGCAATTGCAGTTCCGGACCTTCCTATTGCCAAACTTGCGGCCATGTACCAAGTTATTGGTCGCTATATTGGCCCTGACACTGGTGACTATCATTTGATGATTGGGGTTGGTGGTCGCTGTGTAACATTAATTCCTGATAACGCTTGGAATTACGACTATAAGATGCATTTATATACGAGAGATTGTTTTCCTAGTAGTTTTAACCCAGCCGACAACAGAGCAGTTCGCGTTTGGTATGTAAATTTCAAAAATTACGAAAAGATTTTTAAATGAAGAAAAAGATTTTAATTTCAACGATAGTTAGGGATGAGGCTAAATTCTTAGACATGTGGTATTTCCACGTTAAGAAATTAGTCGAATCCAATTCGCAAAATTTTGAGTTCTTTCTAAGTGTTTACGAGAACGACTCTAAAGACGGTAGTTTTGAAAAACTATCCTCGTTTGACTATAGTTTCTTTGGTCGGCATCGCTTAACTTCAGAGAGATTGTCAGTTCCATATTTTATTGGTGGTATGCACCCCATGCGTACCCAAATATTGGCTTACGCCAGAAATAGCAGCATCTATGGGTTTTACTTTTTGAAAGAGATGGATTTTGTCCTCTCTATCGAAACCGACGTAAGGTATGATGCTGAAAAAGCAAAATTAATTTTATGCGACCATGAAGCTGTCTACGGAAAGAAATTTGATATTTTGACAGGTTTTAGTCATCATCCGAATCTACCAAATAATATCTATGATTCATGGGGCACCCGTAAAACAAATAATGTGGAGGCGTGTGACGAATCACATGATTCAAAAGGTATTGAACCATTATGGAGTGTATTCAATTGTTTTGCCTTATATAATGCCGAGCCGATAAAGCGTGGTATCAGTTTTGGAGGATTTAATAATCGCTTAAATAAGCCTGATTGCGACACCGCAGTTATTTGTGAGAATTTTCGCGCCAATGGCCATAATGAGATATATTGGAACGCCGATTTCAAGGTAGAACATTATTGTGAACATCATACGTTGCCGGATTACAAATAAATAATTTTCATGGAAAGATTAAAATGATTAGAGTTTCTTTAGGTGAAGGTTTTATTTTTGATATTTTATCTGTTCTAGATGTTAAACTGACGAAGTTCCCCGCGAATAAACGAGCAAAGCACAACTATGATTTTTTTGTAAGTGAAATCGAACGGGAGATTGGCGTTAAAAAGCTTAACGAAGTATACGCATCCCCAGAATACAAAAAACTTTTTGCTATCAACTCCGCGCTCTTTGATTTGATTGATGAAAATCATCGTAGGAAGGACCGTGGAGACCCAATTGAAGACCCAGACCCTATGAATTTCGAACGCGCTCAACTTAAGCACGCATTGCAAACTAAGTTCTTTCCCGATTCGGATTTTGTAGAACAGAAATTAGGTTATAAATGAAATTAGATTATATTACAGCTTGTGTAAATACATTGGATTATTTACAAGTTTCGTTCAAACATAATAAAAACGAATTTGATAGATTTACTGTGGTTACATCTGAACGTGACCCTGAAACCCAAGAATTTTGCCGCGATAACGGTATCAATGTGATTGTAACCGAACTGTTTTACCATCAAGGTAGGAAGTTCGATAGAGGTTTGGCGCTGAATGCGGCATGGTATACTATAGCCCATGATGCTGATTGGGTAATTCATGCTGATTGTGATGTATTCGTACCTCCGAATTGGCGGGATAAAATGCCAGAGTTGAACCGCGAATTCTTTTATGGTTCACGTCGCGTACTTCTAAATACTTATCAAGACTATCTCGATTTCGTTTCGGGCGCCAAGAAGGAAAGTGATTTTGAAATTCCACTTGGTATTGGGTATGGCTTTTTCCAAATGTTCAATTGGAATTCTTCTGTAGTTCAGAATCATATCAAGAATAGAACTATGTTATATCCAGCATCACCTAGAGGCGATGTTTGCGAAAGTGATTGGATGTTCCGAAATCAGTGGGGAGACCATGCCCCCAATGATTATACTAGGGTTATAGGAAACCTTGCAGAATTACCGTTTTACGTTTATCATATCGGAAGACATGGGCAAAACCATCAGGGTAGAACCAGTCCAAAATTTCAATGAAATCTCCATCTTATTTCTGGCCGCTTAATGCTCCATCATTTACATTTCTTGATAAACTCAAGATAAGTAAATTCATATTTACGGAAGACCGTTGGACACAGGGGGAATGGGTTCGTAAGTACGAAGAAACTTGGGAGGAATATACTGGTGCAAATCACGCCGTTTTTGTTGCGAGTGGTAGTGCCGCCAATGAGTTGATTGCCCTTCGGCGGCGGGAAGAACTACGTCGTGTTGCATCATGGCCAAAACGGCGTAAGGTTGTGTTTCCCGCCGTTACATGGATAAGCTCAATTTCACCTTGGGTTAATTTTGATTTTGAACCAGTATTTATGGATGTAACCGGAGCAACACTTAACTCTTGTTACAACGACGTTAAGAAGGTTTTGGATGCTGATACAGCCGGTGAAATCAGTACAGTATTCTATACTTCACTTCTCGGCTTTTCAGAAGATTTGATGAAAATCAAAGATTTATGCAACGAAAGGAATGTTGCATTAATGTTAGATAATTGTGAATCCTCTTTTAGCTGGGTGGCAGATAATATTAAGAAGGCTACGCATCTTTGTGCTTTTGTAACAAGTTCAACGTCAATGTATTTCTCACATCTTACAACAACTGGTACTGAGGGTGGAATGGTATTTTGTCGAGATGATGAAGAATACGAATGGTATAAGATGGCGCGAGCACATGGTATGACGCGCGGTTTACCCAACAAATACAAGAATCCTGAAGTTGACCCCCTCTTTGATTTCTACATGATGGGTTCGAATTATCGCAGTCATAATCTGGCGGCTTTTATGGGTCTGTTAGACTTCGAACGAGCGCTGGATTTTTCCACGAACACAGATAAATATCATAGTCGAATTAGACTTTCCAATCTATTCATGTCGGCGTTGAACGATAGTTATTTAAAGCCACATCTTCAGGATTATGATGATAATGCCCCATTTGCTTTACCCATCGTTGCATCCCAAAAGGCGAAGCCGGGTTTGATGAGGCAAGTGCGTATGACGTTAGATTTGGCTGGAGTTGAATCTCGTCCGTTGATTAGTGGAAACTTATTGCGCCAAACAGCGTTCAAGAAATATGGAAACCCTCTTGATTTTCCGGGTGCGGAATGGCTGCATCATAATGCGTGCTATGTTGGGCTACACCAAAACGTGACACAGAAACACATTCTCAGATTGGCGTCTGGATTAAATATCTTGACAAGATGAATATCTCCCCCAGAACAAAAAGCTTTATTACCAAGTACGTCGAAAAGCGACATGGTAAATTGAAATCTTTAAAAAGATACTTCAAATATCATGGTATGTGGGAAGCGAAAATTGTTTGGCCCACATATAGTCGTACCTGTGGGGGCATCACCCTAAATAAACTTTTAAAAGAGATTGACGAATATGCGAAATCTGCTACAAGGAGAACGCACAGGAAGGCACCATGAACAACTTAATAAATATCGAAATTGGTGGTGAGAAGATTCTCGCTATAACCTTATTCGGTAATAACCGGAAAATTGAAGCGTTGCAATGGCATCAAAAGGTTATGACCGAACATTTTGGGTTAAATATTAATTATGTTGGCTGTCCTTTTCCGGCCTATTCCAACGGGTTCTTCATGAACCATATTTTAAAAAATACAATTGATACACCAAATCGCCCTGATTACTATTTATTTATCGATTATGACGCAATTTTCCTTAAACCGAATTGTATGCAGTTGATTTATGATATTGTAAAAAATAAAACTACGGTTTTTGGATTAGCCCAGCAAAGCAATCATCTGAAAGGTCCAAACGGGAACATACAACATGCGTATGCAAGCCAAGCAATTCTTTGTTTCTCTTCTAGCCTTTATGATAAACTTGGAAGACCAGATTTGGACCACTTTAATCCTCGTAGTGATATTGCGGAAGAATTGACGTATCGGACTAAAGAACTTGGTTACGGAGTTTGTCTATATTATCCCTCACATGTGGTTGACGCAAATTGTGATTTGGATAATGGTATGAAATTTGGTCTTGGTAATACGTTTGGCCCAAATTTATTTTATCATGCAATGCAGGCGGCGGATTCGCGCAGTGTTCCACTTTTTATTGAGAAGTGTAAGGAAGTTCTAGATGGAAAAATCGTTTAAAGAAGATATCGCGCGCTTTATTTCTGAAATGTCTCAGAAATATGGGACACTTCCAAAATTTGCGCACAATTCAAAGTCGGCAAATAAGGTGTATTATGCCGGTCCTTGTTTTGATGAAAGCGAATTAACGGCGGCGATAGAAACACTGCTATTTGGAAAATGGGCTTCCAGTGGTGAAGTGTGCATGCGGTTCGAAAATGCTTTTAGTAAACATATAAATACTCCATACTCTTTCTTCTGTAACAGCGGCTCAAGTGCCAACCTTCTCCTTATTGCCGCCTGCAAGGAACATTTCAAATGGCAAGATGGCGATTCGATTCTTGTATCTCCGGTCGGCTTTCCGACAACCATTTCCGCCATTGTACAAAATGGATTAAAACCAATCTTTATTGATATAGAGTGGCATACACTTAACTTCGATTTGCGTCTACTGACCAAGAAAGTTTCCGAACTAGATAAAAAACCGGTCGCTATATTCTTAAGCCCCGTGCTTGGTAATCCGCCAGACATGGATTATTTAACCACGTTTTGCAATGATAGAGATATTACGCTACTTTTAGATAACTGCGATTCCCTCGGCACGAAGTGGAACGGGAAATTCTTAAACGAATATGCGGAAGCATCATCCTGTTCTTTCTACCCCTCTCATGAAATTACAACTCTTGAGGGAGGTATGGTATCCTCCCGTCATACTGAAATAATTCGTCTGGCGCGTAGCTTTGCTAGTTGGGGGCGCGATTGTTTTTGTGTTGGAGCCGCCAATCTCATTCCAAACGGCGTTTGTGGGAAACGTTTTTCGAACTGGCTACCAAACCTTCCTGAAACTATCATAGACCACAAGTATGTATTCAATAGAATCGGTTGGAACTTAAAACCTTTGGACCTGCAAGCGGCAATAGGATTGGAACAATTAAAAAAACTGGATTCGTTTTGTGAAAAGCGCAGGCAGAATATTGCAAAAATTCAAAAATTATTTACCCTTAATGTGGAATCGGTTTCATTCCCATCCGTCTATGAACGGGCGTATTGGGTGCCATTCGGCGTTCCATTGATTTGCAAGTCGGCTGAACAGAAGCGCAAATTGGTTAAATATCTGGAATTTAACGGTATACAAACCAGAAATTATTTTGCAGGAAATCTTTTGTTGCATGAAGGATATAAGCATCTTGACAATTTTGCAAACTATCCAGAAGCTAACAAAGTTCTCGATTTAGTGTTTTTTGTGGGTTGTGCACCTACGATTACCCAAGAGAATATCGATTACATTGAGAAGGTATTAACGGCATGGAAAGCTTAAAAATATTTGGTGGAACGGGATTTATTGGTTCGCATTTTCATGCGCTGTATCCCGAAACGCATGTTGTCCCTCGTGAAAACAAGGAGTTTCAGGCGGGCGATGCACTTTACCTGATTTCAACCACTAATAATTATAATGTTTTTAATGACCCAACTCTGGATGTTAGGGTAAACTTGGTTCGTCTTATGGGAGACCTACCCCGAATTGGTGGTACGTTCAATTATGTTAGTACGATAAATTGTGTAGGTGACAGAGGTATGCACGATATACGGGAAGACACGGTATGTAATCCGAGAGGCTTCTATCCAATCACCAAATTGTGCGCCGAACAACTTACGAAATCATATTGTTCAACATTTAACCATAATTATAGAATTCTTCGACTTTCTAACGTAATAGGAAAGAATCCCTCTACGAGTTCCAAAAATAACGCATTGGAATTTCTATTGGCCAAAATTAAACGTGGTGAAGATATTTCGGTTTACGAGGGTGATAACTATCGTAATTATCTAGATATCGAAGATTGCTGTCGCGCCATTAAGTTGGTATTAGAAAAGGGCAATCTAAATGATACATATAATATTGGGTCTATCCAAAGCCATCGTATATATGATATAGTGCACTATGCTATTTGGAAAACCAAATCATCTAGTAAGATTAAAATAGTTCCCGTACCAGATTTTCACAAAAAAGTTCAGGCTCCAAATTTCTTCATGAATACCGACAAGCTTCAAGCATTGGGCTTTGTCCAGAAATATAATTTAGAAGAAACAATTAATCGCGCGCTAGCATGACAGGTAAGAATTTTAAAGTGTTTGGTATTCGTGGAAGTCTAATCGGAGATTCGATTATGGCGTTACCCGTCTTAAATTATATCGACAAGAAAGCGCCGGGGTGCTACAAATATTGGCAGGTAGCTCGTAAATGCAGCCAAGCTGCGCCTCTTTACATTAATCATCCCCTTATCGACCAAATTGTGATAAGTGATTGTGATGAAGGGATGGGGCCGCGAGATATTGAAATCGCTAAACAGTGTCAATATGTTTTTAATGTCATGCCGCAGCATCCAGAAGGAGATAATTGGCCAAATATTCGAGATATTTATCATGAGACATTTCGCATGGCTGGGTTTAGCGATGCTCAATACGCAGAAATGACCGAAGAAGAGAAGAGGCCAAAATTATACAAATGGTTTCCAGTAGAAATCCAAAAGCGGAAAACGATAGCGCTTTGGCCTTGTGCCGGTTATGGGAAGGAGAATAAACGCAATCCTAGTCGAGAATGGTACGATACATTTACGGATGAATTAATCAAGGCCGGTTATACAATTTATCAATTTGGTCACCCCCGAGATTATACTTTTGATTATTGGTGGACACCAAGTTATTTCAAAGATTATCGTTTGCTGTCGTTTTTTGACCAGATTAAGTTGTCGCTCGGATGTGATTTGGTAGTTGGGACCGATAGTGGTTCCACCTTGATTTTTGGTGCCTACGAACACCCCACGATTAGCTTACTTACAAACCATTGGCCGGGACACGTGAATAATCCTTATGCATTTGCAACCAACAGCACGAAGAATTACAATTTCTTCGCCCCTAACGGGGCCAGTAATATTCACGTAAATGAAGTCATAAATAAAGTGAAGGAGTTGGTGCCATGAGTAATTTGCCAGTTTTGGAAGAACGTGAGTACACTATACTCGAATTACTGGCGGCTTTCAACCCCAAGAATATATGGGAGATTGGAGTTGGACAACCTGAATTGTGTCGTTCTCAGGCGTTTATGCCAACCGGGATTCCGATTAAATTATTCGAACCATTTTACCCAAATTATAAAAAATTAACAGAGGCGTATGGTTCTTTTCCCAACGTTGATATATTTAACATTGCCGTATTTGATAAAGATGGAGAAATAGAATTCAATCACGATAATGAATGTTCTTGGGTTGAAGGTGTAACGTCTCCTACTGTATTCTTTGGCAACCCACCTAGAGAAAAAGCCAAAGTACCATGTTGTAAATTGTCGCGATTTGACCATGGTCAGATTGATGTGGCGCTTATCGATGTGGAGGGTAGCGAATGGAATGTGATATCACAGATTGTAAGTCGCCCTCGTTTACTGGTTATGGAAATGTTTATGAAAAACGATGAACAAAAGAAGGTGTATACAACCCCCGGTTTTGAAGAAATAAAGAAGTGGTTGGTTGAAAACAAATATAAAGTGTTTCTTAACCAATACACAGATGTTTGGTTCTACAAGGATTAATTATGAATTATAAAGATATTGATGGATGGTTTGATTTTGAAGATGTATATGAAGAGATTGTTGCATTATATGATAACGCAACTTTTGTTGAAGTAGGCTCATGGCTTGGTCGAAGCGCCGCGTTCATGGGAGATTTGATTAAGAAATCAGGTAAAAATATTAAATTTTACGCAGTCGATACTTGGCAGAACGGTCCTGTTCCCGATGAAGTGGTTGCAGCGCGGCTGAAAGCTTTGGGAGGTGACGCATATGAAACTTTCATGAATAATATTCGCGAAAGTGGCTTAGATGGTGTTGTTAATCCACTACGTATGTTAAGTTCGGAAGCAGCGACAAAATTTCAAGATGGTTCTCTTGAATTTGTTTACATTGATGCCTCTCATGATTATGAATCAGTAAAGGAAGATATTCGTCTTTGGCTTCCCAAGATAAAGCTAGGTGGAATCATTGCTGGGCATGATTTGGGTCACGACCCCGTTCGTCGTGCCGTCTCAGAAGAGTTACCACACGCTTTAAAGTATATGAAGTACGGTTCTAACGCCACTTGGTATCATCGCAACTTCCACAGAGTTAATTCATGAAAATCGGAATTATATATACAGCTTTTAACTCAGAACATTACATAGCTGATTCTCTCCAAGCTTGGATAGAAGCAAGGTCGAATAAGTTAGGCGGTCATGAGTTCTATATCGCGGCGATTTGCGCTCCCTTTGATAAGTTTGGTCAATCGAGGATGGATGACACGCATGGTAAACTTATAGAGTTGGTATCTAATGAGAAAATCGATATAGTACATTCTGAAACACATCCAGTTAAAGAAACTGTGGCACGGGGTTGGGGATTGACGAGTGCATTCGCATATGGTGTAGATATCGTTTGGCAGGTTGACTCAGATGAATTTTACACAATAGATGAGATTTCTAAAATTATTCGATATGTGGAACGACAATCTTTCATTCCTGCCTTTCGACTTTGCTTGAAAAATTTCGTCTTTGACCAAGACACCTATCTAGCTGAACCCTTCAACCCAATGCGAATTCATCGCACGAAGTTTAATTCATGCGTTATCACGAAGTTTTGGGACGATAACAATATCATGTATGATAATGATGGTGTTGAAGTTAGAGATATCCAATTAGCCAATCTTACCATACCGAAGACCGTGGCTTGGGTTAAACATCTTACATGGCTATCTGATTTTCGCTCCAAACATAAGGTCGAATATCAGACTGCTCGTGGCTGGCAATGCAGTTTTAAATGGAATTACGAATTGGCGCGTTTGGAATTCAACACAGAATATTACCGTTCTCGTGGTCTGGCGCTCCCGGAAATTGTCAAAATTCCCGCTTGACCGAATGGGCAAAACCCAGTTCCATTCTTACACGCAGATATAACGGGTTGAAAACAAAAGAATAGTTTTTTTCTTTTGGATTTATCCTGAAATGTGATGGTGTAATCTTATAAAACCATACGCTACTGCGTACTCTATTTATGATTTTTGACGAACAGATAGCACGTAAGCCTGATAATTATCCTTGGTCAAAGGAATTCATTGAAGCTGCCCATGCGGGGTTCTGGACAGATAAAGAATTCAGTTTTTCTTCTGACATACAGGATTTTAAAGTCCATTTGACAGAGGAAGAACGTGAAATTATCGTCCGTACACTTTCCGCTATTGGTCAGATTGAGATTGCAGTTAAGACTTTCTGGGCGAAGCTGGGAGAGAATTTACCCCATCCGTCGTTGGCCGACTTAGGTTATTGCCTAGCTCATATTGAAGTCATTCATAACAATGCTTATGAAAGGCTTCTTGATGTCTTAGGTCTGGAAGACCAATTCGAAAAGAATCTTAAACTCGACTGGATATCAGGTCGGGTTAAGTATCTTAAGAAATACACCCATAAGTATTATAAAGATAGCAAGAAACAGTATGTTTACGCACTTATTCTGTTTACACTTTTCGTTGAAAATGTTTCACTTTTTAGCCAGTTCTACATTGTTAACTGGTTTGGCCGAAAGAGACTCCTAAAAGATACCAATCAGCAGGTCGCTTATACGGCTCGCGAAGAACAGCTTCATGCACTTGTTGGCATGAAATTGGTAAATGTCATTCGGGAAGAACACCCTGAACTATTCGATGAAGAATTGACACAGAAAATTCTACAGGAGGCGACAGAGGCGTTTAAGGCTGAATCCAAGATTATTGATTGGATGGTTAATGGTATCAACGACGAGAGACTGAACGCCCCACTTTTGAAAGAATTTGTTAAAAATAGGATTAACGAATCTCTTGTACACATTGGGTTTACAAAGATTTTTGAAGTCGATAAGGAAATGATTGCTAAGACCCGGTGGTTCGATGAAGAGATTCTTGGGAATTCCCATGTTGATTTCTTTCATTCACGTAGTACAAACTATAGCAAAAAGTCTCATTCCTTTGACGAAAATTCTCTATTTTAATGAAAAATTACTGGCTTAACGAAGATTCTAGATTGTTTTTGAAACGCGATTATTTGCGCCCCGGCGTCACACCCGAGGCTCGAATGACTGAAATTGCCCAAAACGCAGAAAGGATTCTCAACATTCCCGGCTTTGCCGCGAAGTTTGAGGATTACTTAACTCGTGGCTTCTATAGCTTGGCGACCCCCATTTGGATTAATTTCGGCACGTCGCGCGGTTTGCCCGTGTCATGTTATGGAAGTTATGTTGGAGATAATATTGAATCCATCTTCGATAAGGTTTCCGAAATTGGTATTATGACAAAGCGTGGTGGCGGCACATCAGCTTATTTTGGCGATTTGCGGCCCCGTGGCAGTCCCATTAGCGTGGGTGGTGAATCGAGTGGTCCTGTTCATTTCATGGAGTTATTCGATTCCTGCGCCAAGGTTGTTAGTCAGTCTTCAGCCCGTCGCGGGGCATTTGCGGCCTACTTTCCAGTGGACCATCCTGATATCTTGGAATTTCTCCGTATTAAATCGGACGGTTTTCCTATTCAGGATATTAATATTGGTGTTACAATAACCGACGCATGGATGCAGGATATGGTCAGCGGCGATAGCGCAAAGCGTAAAATTTGGGGTGAAATTATCAAGAAGCGGTTTGCTAGCGGCTATCCGTATCTCTTTTTTACCGATACCATTAATAATAACGCGCCACAAGTTTATAAGGATACTGGACGTAAGATTCGGGCTTCAAACTTATGCAGCGAAATTGCGTTGGCCACTTCCGAGACGGAATCATTCGTATGTGTACTTTCTTCGGTTAACCTCTTACATTGGGAAGAAATTGAGAAGACGGATGCGGTGGAGACTCTTATTTATTTTCTTGATGCCGTAAATCAGGAATTTGTTGATAAGACAGCCAATATGAAGTACATGGAATCGGCGCATAATTTTGCTAAAACGCAGCGTGCAGTCGGTTTGGGTGTCTTAGGCTGGCATTCTCTGCTACAATCGAAGATGATTTCGTTTGAAAGTTTGGAGGCAAAGCTACTCAATACTCGTATATTTAAGGCAATTCGTGAACGTTGTGACCTAGCAACTACTCAATTAGCATCGATTTTCGGTGAACCAGAGTTGTTGAAGGGAACGGGACGGCGAAATGTGACAACTATGGCTGTCGCTCCGACAACTTCCTCTTCCTTCATATTAGGTCAAGTTTCTCAAAGTATCGAACCTTTGGATAGTAACTATTTTGTTAAGAAGCTCGAAAAGGGTAATTTCACATACAAAAATCCATATCTTATCGAGTTGCTGTCAAAACACAACAAAAACGATGATGAAACTTGGGCTTCAATTCTCTTGCATGGTGGTAGTGTACAACATCTAACATTTCTTTCTCCGCATGAAAAGGATGTATTTAAAACTTTCGGTGAAATAAGCCAGAAGGAAATTGTAATACAAGCCGCTACACGTCAGAAGTTTATTGACCAGTCTCAAAGTCTCAATTTGATGGTGGCATTTGATGTAAAACCAAAAGACGTTAGCGATTTACTAATTGAGGGTTGGAGGCTTGGTATAAAGACATTTTACTACCAACGCGGTGCAAATCCAGCACAAAATCTATCGCGTAAGATACTTACCTGTACAAGTTGCGAATCGTGATATAATCTACTCATTTTAGAGTGTAAATATAGATACCTATTTTTACCACATGAATTCGGATTCTAATCATCCTATGCAAAAAGACGATAACATAAGTATTTTAGTTCAGTTGACCGCACTGAAAGAGCGCTTCGCGGCGTTTGAGAACCAATTTAGTAGATTGGCTCAAAATCTTGCTGAGTGGAGTGCAGCGCATCAGGCGGCGGCGCTAAAAACTCAAGACTTAGAAAGTCGTCTTAAGGTATTAGAGAGCAAGGATACCGAGCGTAAGGGTAAGGAATGGGATGTTTTTAAACTCCTTTTGCCGCACTTGGTTACGTGGGCGGGCATAGGGCTTTACGTGTATTTTTCAAGCAAAGCTAAGTAATCCCTTGACAGATTTTCCATAAGTCGCCCTAATATGGCGAAATGGAAGAGTCACTAAGTTATCAAGAGGTTTATCTAGTTCCAAGATATACGGAAGTAGAAAGCCGCTCCAATGTTGATGTTGGGGTATGGTTTTTGGGTAAGAAGTGGAAGCTACCGGTTGTCCCGGCAAACATGGTGTCGGTAATATCCACAAACATCGCCAAATGGATGTCTGAAAATGGATATTTCTACATCATGCATAGATTTGGTGATAATAAGGAGTTTGTAAAACGCGCCAATGAGGAAAACTGGAACACTATTAGCATAAGTGTTGGTGTAAAATCTACAGATTGGGATTTTATTGAATGGTTATTCCACAATACAAATCATCGAGTTGATTTCGTTACTATTGATGTCGCGCATGGTCATTCCCAACAGGTTAAAGATACCATTCGACACATCCGGTCACACTTTGACGATAGGAAGCCTCGAATAATTGCTGGAAACGTGGCAACCCCCCAAGCGGTTAACGATTTAGCGGTTTGGGGCGCTGATGCAGCCAAAGTTGGAATAGCTGGCGGCGGGGTATGCTCCACCAAAACACAAACGGGCTTTCACGTTCCAATGTTTTCTTGCATTCGGGGTTGTTTTTCTTCTGTAATATATTTACAAAATGAAATATATCCAACCACTACCCCGATTCCAATTATTGCAGATGGCGGCATTAGGAATAACGGAGACATCGCAAAGGCTATTCGTGCCGGTGCTACAATGGTAATGGCTGGAAGCATTTTTGCGGCATGTATTGACAGTCCAGCGGAATTCACCCACGAAGACGAAAAGCGCAAATATAAATCATTTTTCGGTTCGGCGTCACAAAAAAATAAACTCCTTGCTGGTCAAGAAGTTAGGAATATTGAAGGATTCGAAGCACAAATTCCGTGTAATAATCTTATGTACAAGCAAAAGCTGCTTGAAATAGAACAAAGTTTGCAAAGTGCATGCTCTTATGCCGGGTCATCAGACCTTAACGGCTTAAAAAGTGTGGACTATGTTAAAGTAGGAAAAAATTAAAGTATGAAGCAAAGTTACATTAACCATATCGCCGTGGTGCTAGACGCCAGCGGTTCGATGCAACACCTAACCGATGAGGTAATCAAGGTGTTTGATGCCCAGATACAAAATTTGGCGCAACGTTCAAAGGAAACAAATCAGGAAACTCGTGTATCCGTTTATACGTTTAGTCAATTTAAGACAGAATGTATTGCATACGATTTGGATGTTCTTCGGCTTCCAAGTATCGCGAGTGATTATCGTCCAGATGGTGGAACGCCACTTATCGACGCTACATTTAAATCGATTGAGGATTTGGAAAAGACCGCAACCCTATATGGCGACCATGCATTTTTGATTTTCGTCCTCACCGATGGACAAGAAAATCAGAGTACAAAAACGGCGTCTGAATTGGCAAGAAAGATTAAATCTCTTCCAGATAATTGGACATTGGGAGTCTTCGTTCCGGATGCGCTTGGTGTTTCAGAGGCGAAGAAGTTTGGATTCCCAGCGGAAAATATCAAACAGTGGAGTACCGATAGTAAGGGTATTCAGGAAGTTGGTAATGTCATGCGCGATGTAACGAATAGTTATATGGCCGCACGCGCAACTGGTGTCCGTGGTACAAAATCGCTCTTTACTTTGGATGCAACAAAACTAAGCGCAACTCAGATTAAGCAGAATCTTGTAGAGCTTAAAGATGGCGTGGATTACAAGATTTTGAACGTTCATAAAGAAGCGGTCATAAAGCCCTTTGTCGAATCATGGAAGCTTCCATTCCGCCAAGGCGCGGCCTATTATGAACTGATGAAACCAGAAACAATCCAATCTGGTAAGCAGGTTGCCGTACAGGATAAGATTAGCGGCAAGATTTATGCAGGGCTTGAGGCTCGCCAGTTGCTTGGTTTGCCAAGTCACGAAGTAAAAGTAAATCCTGCGACGCACGGTAAGTTCAGAGTATTCGTTCAGTCTACTTCTACTAATCGTAAGTTGGTTGGTGGTACACAGCTTCTCGTGATGCTATAAATCATATTCCCAGTCCTTTCAAATGGATTGGGTATATCATTTATCGTTTTATAGCATGAGAAAAAAAGCAATTATTTTTGGTATTAATGGAATGGATGCGAAGAGTCTTTCGCATTTCCTTCTCGCTAAGGATTATAATATTGTTGGGACGTATCGTCGCAATACAATCAATCTGAGAGATGAGGTCCATTCGTTGTTTAACCACAACCCCAACCTATCTTTTGAATTATGTGATGTGACCGATATGCAGTCGGTCAAGACGCTGCTAACCAAGCATCCTGATGCAGATGAAATCTATTTGCTGGCCGCGCAGAGCCACGTTGGGTTTTCCTTCACCTCTCAGGAATCAACCGCCATTACAAATGGCATGTCGGTCTTCTATGTATTGGAGAATGTAAGAAACATTTGTCCAAAATCTAAAGTATATTTCGCCGCAACCAGTGAACTATTTGGAGGGGCAAATCCCGGTCCATATAATGAGGAATCTGAATACGATTGCCGCTCACCCTATTCCATCGGCAAGGAGATGGGAACACGATGGGTGAAGTTTTATCGACAGATGGGGTTGTTTGCTTGTTACGGCGTTCTTTTTAATCATTCGAACCAATATCGCGGAAAGGACTTCTTCATTCGGCGTGTGACCAATGCGGCGGCGCAAATCCACCTTGGTAAATTAAAGGAGCTAACCCTTGGAAATCTCGATTTCTTCCGTGACGAACACTGGTCTGATTTCGGCTGCGAAATGATGTGGAAAATGTTGCAGCGCGAAACTCCAAAGGATTATGTGATTTGCACGGGAACTTGCCATAGCGGCGAAGAATTCCTTGACTTGGCTTTTGGATATTTCAATCTCCGCTGGCAAGACTATGTGAAGATTGACAAATCCCGTTTTCGTCCAAATGAAGTTGTAAAGTTGGTTGGTGATAGTTCACTGGCGCAGAGGGAACTTGGGTGGCGCCCAAATCGTATGCCGTTCAAGGACCACATTCATTTGATGTGTGAATGGGATATGAGATTAGAAGATGGCTTGCATCCAGTAAGAAAACCAGTATTTGAATTATATCCATGAGTATTAAAGCCGAAATTATTGCAGATAGCATCAATCCAAAGGGGAAGCGTCTTACTACGTTTATCCTTGAATATCCTCGCTTTATTCATAGCGAGCTAATGACGCATCGCGTCTTTTCAAAGAACGCGGCGTCCTCGCGCGCAATTCCCGTTGAGAAGATTATTCAATCGGTTCTTGATAATCCGGCCATGCCTGTTTGGTGGGGAAAGAATCAGTCTGGAATGCAGGCTAAAGAGGAATTAGATAATACTATCCACAAAGAAGTATTTGTTTCTGATTATGTTTTAGAAACCGATAGTAAGTATTATCCAAAAGGGTTGATGACTCGTCGGCAAGGTGAAGGTTATTATTTTGGTCTGACTGATTTGCAGTTGGCGCAAATTAAATGGCTGCAAGCTAGAGATGATGCTATTGAAAAAGTTAAAGGCTTGATGGCGCTTGGTCTTCATAAACAAATTGCCAATCGTATTTTGGAGCCGTGGTTCAATATTCGTATTATCCTATCTGGAACTGAATTCGAAAACTTCTTCGCTCTCCGTGCACATCCTGACGCCCAGCCCGAATTTCAAGCACTTGCGTATAAGATGTTGGAATTGTATAATACATCCGAACCTAAGAAACTCCAACCGGGTGAATGGCATATACCATTTGGGGATAAGATTGAATTTAATCGATTAGTTACATCATTAGTTTCCCAGAATGGTGGATGGGCGCCATCTCCCCAACAAATCGAAATTTCAAAAGCCAAAATTGCTATTGCGCGATGCGCTCGTGTTTCATATCTTAATTTTGAAGGTAAAGACGATTACGAAGCTGATATCAAGCTTTGCGACCGGCTTTTCGGCAGCGTTCCACGTCACCTTTCGCCAACAGAACATGTAGCACAATGTTTAGATAGTGAAGAACAAATTGGAAATTTCTACGGATGGCGTCAATATAGGTATCTTTTTGCAGACCAGAATCTTAAAGAACCACGGGTTGTGCGTAAATGAAAAAGCGATGCCCAAAATGTAAAACCAATCGCCACCAATCATGTTTTGGTATAAGAGGGGATGGTTACGCATCGTGGTGTAGAGATTGCACTAATAAAAAAATAAAAAAATGGAGAGATAAAAATATTGATAGAGTTAGAGAGTTGTCTAAACTCTATCAGAAAAATAACATTTTTAATACTATTCGCAAGAACATGAAGAAAACATGTTTTAAACGCGGATGGCCCAAACCACCTCTTATTAAAGATTTAGAGTCTTTATGGGAGAAGCAAGATGGTGTTTGTTATTGGACCGGTATGAAAATGGATAAAGTTCACGGATTTAGAAAAAATCCTAAAGCGGTGAGCGCCGATAGAATTGATGGAGACAAACCTTATACTCTAGATAATATAGTATTGTGTTGTTTCTGGGCCAATCTAGGTCGGTCAGAAACCCCAGCTAATAAATGGAAACAGTTTATGCTAGAATTGGGTTTAAAAGGCTTATGGAACAAATCGAAATCTTTCCTCAAGAAGTAAAAAAGAAGCGTGGTCGTCCGCGTAAAGACCCCAATTCGGTAGTGCCCAAACGCACCCGCAAAGGTCTTTTCTCCAAGGATGAATGCTTGGCAATTATAAAATCTTTCCTCGTTAGTGAGGAAGGTGTTAATTGGTCACTGGAAATGGGAACGTTTTACAATTTATGTAAGCGTTACCCAGATGCGACGTTCTGGCGCAATTTCCGCATTTCATATAAAATCAAAAGTATGTTATGGTTTGTCGGGCAGGGTAAGTCGGAAATCGAAAAAGCTTGGTGGCTGAGTAAGCTTGACTGGAAAGCCAAAGACTACATTGTAGAGGGTAAAGAAAAAGTGGGGGAGGATTATGTTCCCGCAAAGAAGCAACTTTCTCTACGGGACATTTTAACAACTAAATAATTATGGCTAAAGCAGACAAAGAAGAAAAGAAAGAATCGTCAAACGAAGTTTTGGAAAAGATTTTGAAAGCGACAAAAGCAGACCACTATGCATTCGAAGCGCCGAAGAATAGGATTATATCTACGGGCAGCTTGATTCTTGATAGTATTGTAAAGGTACGTAGCGGTTCCACAGTGCGTCTTACGGGTAAGGGTTTTGAATTGGGTAAAAGTTCGCAGGGGTTCGTTTTCGCTGCTAATTATATGAAGGAAATGCCCAAGAGTAAGACCATTTATATTAAGGCAGAAGCTCGTTTGTCTCCCGAAATGCAAATGCGGAGTGGGCACAAGTTCTGTACCGAGGCGAAGGATTGGGAGTATGGTACGGTCTTCATCTTCCCATGTAATGTGTTTGAGACGGTGGCAGATACAATCGAGACATTGTTGAAGTCAATGCATGAGTTGGGAGAACATCTATGCGTTATTATTGATAGCTTGGACGGTCTTATTCTCAAGGATGATTTGACAACCAAGGGTTATACAAACACAACTCAAGTCGCAGGCGTTCAAAAACTGACGAAGTTAATGTTTCGACGTTTGGCGCTCCCTATCAATTACTACGACGCGATGCTCCTTATGACGAGCCAATACAGCGTTGTTATTCAATTGGATAAATATAATCCGGTTATTAACCAAACCGCTGGCGGCGGCGGCTCGTCGGCTGGACATCAATCTGATTATATCTTCGAATACGGTATCCGTTTCAAGAGTGATTATATTCTTGAAAAACCAGATGAGCAACCCGATTATCAGAAGAATAAGATTATCGGTGTATATTCATCTATCGAAATCAAGAAAGGCTCCACCGACGCGACAGGAACCAAGGTTAAGATTCCTATTAAGAAGGGACGGGTTGGTTGCGCTATCTGGATTGAAAAAGAAGTGGTCGATTTTATTATCGGTCTTGGTTGGGCGACCAAAGCTGGTTCTTGGCTGACCTTTGAAAAGGAGATTATTGAAGAAGCTAAAGCCGCCAAAATCGAACTTAAGGAAAAAGTACAAGGTGTAAATCAACTATATGATTATCTTGAGGAAAATAAGGAAATACTTAGTTTCTTCTTAAAGAAGGTCCAGAACACCATCACGTGAAATTAAAGAAACTTAATTCAACTCGTGAAGTCTCTTGGCCGATTGCGAAATATCTTATAAATTGGGATAGGGCGGTAAGTAAGCCTCAAAAAGCGGTCAAGGATTTCCTTTATCCGTTTTGGAAAAATCATCCTGCCGTTTGCGAGGAATTCCTAATTCCCGGCTCTTTACTCCGAATAGACTTGCTAAATTTTCATAAACGCATAGCTATAGAAGTTTCTCCGGAAGCCACACATAGAAAATATAACCCTCATTTCCATCGGGGTAGCAGATGGAATTTTTTATCAACGGTTAAGCGAGATTTAGATAAACAAAAATGGTGTGAACAAAACAACATCATGTTCATCGAGATATATGATGATGATATTGAACAGTTATCGTCCGCTTGGTTCTGGACTAACCATAAAATTGTCCTCTAATTTGCATGTCTAATCTTTATCATCTTAAATACGAAAAATACTTTCTAAGCGCCGCATTAAAAAACCCCTCTCTTATCGACGAGTATGCGAATATTATCAGCAAAGATGATTTTAGCAAGACGCATCAAACGATTTATCAGGCGATAAAGATTGTAAAGAAGGAGAAGGGCGATTGTAATAAGCTACTTGTAATCGATTATCTAAAAGCGTGCAATCAGCGTATTGGCGAAGAAGTAGAACCTGATATTTATATTGAGGGATTAGACCAGCTTAGTATATCTGAGGAATCGGTACATTCAATTGTTCTCGAACTTACAAATAAGACCGTCCAGCGTAAGCTTAATAATTTGGGACAGCAGATTGTCGCCAAGACAAATCACACAGAGACCAAAAACGGGCTTGAACTACTTAACGAAGTTAACTCGATATTTAATCGGGAAGTAAATATTCTCGATTCAGTTCGTAAAAATGAACCACGGGATTTGTTTTCGGGTGCCGAGGAACACATTGAAACTATTGGTAATAACCCTCGTATTGACGGTGTTGAAGCGCCATATCCGATGTTCCGAGAATTGTTTGGCGACTTTAGCGTTGGCGATATGAGTTTTATTATCGCACGTGCAAAGGCGGGTAAGTCAACTTGGCTTCTTAGTACGCTTATCAAATGTGTTGAACAATCTAAGAAGAATAATCGTCGCTTCAAGACTCTTGTACTCGATACCGAATTAGATTATGAGCGTGAGGTTCGCCGCATGGTATCTTCGTTAAGTGGAGTTGGGGAGTATTGGTTACGTACTGGTTTCTGGCGTAAGAACGAAGAGATGGTACAGAAGGTTCGTGCGGTGTGGGCGCTAATCAAACCGTGGTATAATACAATTGACCATATCTACGTTGGCAATATGAAGTTGCCAGAGATTCTCAGTGTTATTCGTCGCTGGCACGGTAAGAACGTTGGTGTCAATGATGATACCGACACGATTGTATGTCTTGACTATGTGAAATTGGGTAGCCAAGACGACCTTGGTGGTGGCATTAAAGATTATCAACTTGTTGGGCAAAAAGTTGATGCACATAAACAACTAGCCGTAGAATTAAGATATCACTGCCTCACCGCTGGACAGGCTAATCGATTGAACGAAGGTAGAGACGAATCCGAAATCATTTCAGATGGACGTGCAGTTGGTCTCTCTGACCAAATCAGCCAATTTGCATCCAACATTTATCTGTTACAGCGACTTACCAACGCACAGTATGCTCAATTTAAGGAACTTGCCACACATATGCTTCTCCCTCTTTATACTCGTAATCAGGGGCCGCAGTCTCAGGGTTTTAGTTCGTTTGTTAAATATAAAGGTTCAGATGGAAAGGATAAGTATTCAGACAACTTCCTATTGTTTAATATCGAATCATTCAATGTAAAAGAGTTGACCGATTTCCGCACATGGGTTAAAAATAATTCGATAGGAAAAGCAGACCTACACCACCATACCGATAATAGTAACACTGTTCCGATTTAAAAATGGCCTTAGACCATTCCAAGCTTATTAATCTTCGCAAGATGAGCAACGGCTTTCGCGCCGGTTGCCCCGCTTGTATGGCATCGGGGGGTGACCCCGAGAAGACGCACCTGTTTATTTTTAGGGATGGGGCGTATGGATGTGCGGCCAACCAAGATAACAAAGAGCATACTGAACTCATTTTTCGGCTAGCTGGTAAACAAGAGGGTGACCAATCTAACGAAGCACCCAAGGAATATTCTTATACAAAACCAGAGTTAGAGATTGAAGTGTTCTTTAAAGAGGAAGACCTAAATCGCCTGATGCCGGTTTATGATTATTGGAACGGACGAGGGGTCAGCAGTCGAACGTTAGAATTTTTTCGTGGTGGACTGTCCATTAATAACAGCATGAATGGACGTTTCTGTTTTCCAATATTTGATGAAAAAGGACGTATTCACGGGATGACTGGACGTTGGGCGCAGCCGGGTAAACATTCTATACCGTGGAAGAAAATTGGAAAAAGTTCTACTTGGGTTTATCCACTGTATTTTAATAAAGAAGACATTCGAAAAAGCGGCCACGTAATTTTGGTGGAATCCGTGGGTGATATGTTGGCGCTTTGGGAGGCGGGCTTTAAGTGTGTTCTGGTTATTTTTGGGGCATCGATATCACAAATATTAATTGCTCGACTTGTCGGCCTGAATCCCGATAAGATTTACGTTGCGACAAATAACGATGTAAAGCATACTGCCGGTCAAGACGCGGCACGGAAAATAAAGGGTAAACTTGATAATTTTTTTGATGATGGAGTTGTTGAAATTAAGCTTCCACCCAAGAAAGATTTTGGTATCATGAATAACGAAGAGATTATGGAATGGGGGAAGGATTTATATGTTAGACAAAAAAAATAAAGTATATAAGTTGGGTATTGTAGCCCCACGCACGTTTTGCGACTTGGGTTTTCTTGAAGAATTACTTAAGGATAAACTAGACTATGTAAGCCACATCGTGACTAATAACGTCGTTAGTGGCGGCGAGACGGTTCAGACTTTTGCAAAAAAGGCCACTGTTCCATTTACAGTTTTTCCCGTACCACATAAAGTGGGCGGCGCGCTAATTTCCAATTCTCAAATCGTTCAAAATTCCGACTTCGTATATGTTATTGCCGATGGCGAAAGTGAAAATGCCAACAATGTCTGCAAGGAATGTGATAAAAAACAACGCAAGTACAAACTTATTACGTATGTACCCAAGGAAACCCTCCCAATATAACCATGGCTTTCGGCTCACAAATTAAAGATACTTTTCCTAAGAAAACTTATCCTCCGATGCCTTCGGAGAAACCAAGGCTGTCCGCTTCCCGCATAAAGGGATTGCAAAGCTGTAGTTGGGAATTTTATTGCTCTGCATGCTTAAAACTTCCAGAACGGGTTTGGAGTAAAACATTTGTTGGTTCCTTATGCCATATCGTTTTGGAATGTCTTGCGAAAGATAATCTAAGACGTAAAGAATATGTCGAAACGATTATTCGTACTGGCACACATAAATCCGTCCCATCTATAGCTCGATTAGTCGAGAATTTTAAACGAGATAATCCATTAATGGAAGATAAGCATTCTGCCGATTTAGATGACTTGTTAATGGTAGCACTTGGTTATGATTTCTATTTTACTGGGGCAACCAAGGTTCTACCTCCTGAATGGCGTTTTGAATTGCTTATAGGAAAGGCGAAAATTAAAGGATTTGTTGACCGTCTTGCTTTCTATGATGGTTATGCTATAATTCGAGATTATAAAACACAGAAGAACAAATTTACCGAAGACGAATTGGAAAATAACATTCAAGCGGCCATTTATCAACTCGCCGTTAAGGAAGTGTTTGGTGTCCCCGCAAAAGTGGAATTTATTCTATTACGTCACGCCGCAAATAAGAAAGACCCCAAGAAGTTTTTACAAGTTGTTGAACCATATACCGATTCCCAACTTAAAGGCTTGGTCTCATATGTCGAAAATTTACATGGTGAATTCGAAACGTTTACTGTGGAAAAGGCGAAACTCAATCTTCGCGCTATCGAAGATAAGGGGTTTTGTTTTAACGTTTGCGGATATCGTGCGCCGTTTACATACTTTGCCGCCTTACAAAATGGCAAAATTACCCGAACATCCAAGACTCCCATTCAACCCGTTGGAGGCGAAATAATTACGGAACATTTTTATTCGGGGTGTCCTTATTTTTATAGCCCAGATGGAAAACTAAGAAACTACTCTTGACTATCCTTTCAAAGTCCTAGATATTATTTGGATGAATCCAAAATGGAAAATTGATGGCGTTCGCGCACTCGTGCTGAGTGATGCGCACCAACGTATCGATTGGGTAAAGGCTGTGCTCGAACAGGAGCGTGGTAATTTTGACCATATTGTGTTTTTGGGGGATTGGTTTGATAGTTTCAACGAACCTCCGATTGTTTCAGGGGTCGCTGAAACTGCAACGTTCGTCAAACAAATGCTTGATGGAGCGTATGGTAACGCAACTCTACTTCTGGGGAATCATGATATTGCTTATTTAGAAGCCGCCTATCACCTTCGGAGGGGTTATTCAATAAAGAAACTTTATAATTATTGCTCTGGTTATACTAATAATAAGGCGCATAAAATTAATGACGTTCTAACTATTAAAGATTGGCGAAAGATGCGTCTGTTTACAGTTGTAAATGGGTGGCTTGCGTCACATGCTGGTTTTCGTGAAAATAACTGGCGTCCGTTTGCTTCGGTAGAGGAAAACTACGAAAAATTGAATACCGAATCGGAGGAAGCGCTACAACTGGTCCATTTTGGCAAGCACCCACTTTTTGCGGTCGGATTCTCTCGCGGCGGAAGTGTGGCACTCGGTGGCCCGATTTGGGCTGATTGGAATCACGATTTTGAAGACAATCTTCCCGTTAAACAAATTGTTGGACACACACCAAAACATAATACTGTTAGAAGTATTGGCGGTTCCTATTGTATAGATGGGGGACAGAGCACATACGCAATTATACAACCAAATGGCGATATATCTTTCGGCTCCATATACAAATTTCCCGATGTGATTGGTGATTTTTATGTAAAACCTGTCGAATTCATTGACGATAACAAATGGGTTGCCGCGCGCAAGCAGACGCTTAATGAAAATCTAATGGGACGACGCGAGGGTTATATTTTCGAATGAGTGACATTATCCCAATATTCTACGACCATTCTTCAGAAAAGAGCATATTAACCTTTTGGAACCCAAAGGATTGCTATGCGAATGGACCACAATCCATCTTTAGTATGGCGGAAGAGGCTAAGTTAAAGGAGATAGTGTTTGTATCTAAAAGTTTCGCCACCTTTCTTGAAGCTTGGAAGGGTTGTAAATCACGGAATATCAAATTGATATTTGGTGTCGAAATTATAATGTGTGATGATGCTAAGGCTCAAACACCAGAGAGTCGATATAACGAACATAAGATTATAGTATTTGCGCGAAACAGTAAGGGATACTCTGATTTACTTAAAGTGTATTCTTCGTATCATACAGACCCAACTCATAAATATTACCGTCAGCGCTTTGATTATAATCAACTGGCGGCATTATGGACGCCTGACTTGTATATGTCTGTGCCATTCTTTGATGGATTTATTGCTCGAAACCTTCTCGGCTTTAATACGAATATTTTGCCAGATTTGTCATTTTGTAATAAAAACATTTCATTGTTCCAAGAAGTCGGCACCGAACATCCGCATGAACTATTAATATCTGATGCTATCAGTAAATACGTGGCCGCATCAAACAACAAAGTTCAGAAAACAAAGACTATTTACTACAAAAATAGAAAAGATTTTAGAGCATACACAGTTTATCGAGCTATCCAAAATGGTGGTAGTTTCGCTGACCCAGATATTGAATATTTTTGCTCGGATGCCTTCTGCTTCGAGGTTTGGAGGAATCTTTCCACATGACTCTAGGTGATAATTTACTCAGATTTAACAAAGAACAGAAGTATATCTGTTTCGACAAGGAGACTGAATCCCTAAACAAGTTTTATGCTCGACCCTATCAGATTTCTTTCGTGGTATTCACCCAATCCGAAATTTTGGAACAGCACGACCATTATTTATATTGGGCCGACTTGAATGTAAGTAAGGGGGCGGCGGAAAAGACGCGCTTCAACCCTTTCTTATATAAAGAAAAAGCGGTTGACCCAAAACCCATCCTAGAGAAGTTTGAGAGTTATACAAATGACCCTCAATATCTTATTGTTGGTCATAATATTCTTGGTTACGACTCTATGATTCATCAAGTTTGGCGGCGTTATCTTGGGTTGCCACCTGATGATTATAGTCGAACCCTTAGATACATTGATACTGGTGCACTTGCTAAGGCATATCAAAAACAACTAAAACCGGACCGGACTAATTTCCTCGCTTGGCAGTATCGTATGCTTTCGATGCGTGAGGGGGTAAAGTGGAGATTGGGTTTAATGACAAAAGAATTTAAGGTGCCTTATGAAGAAGAACGCTTGCACGAAGCGCTTTACGATGTACTTCTAAACGTAGAGGTGTTTAAGAAAATGATTTGGGCATTCGAAATATGAGTTTCACACAAGATTTTGAACAGATAGAAATTGACAAATTTGGCTATGTACAATTGCCAAAAATTCATATTGCCCCCGAATCGTATACTAAGGTTGGTCTTAAGGAGGGCGCAAATACAATTGAATTTTTCGGCGCACTTGTTCGTAGTTCTTATGATATAAAGAAAGCTGAATTCAAACCAGAATTGTTGTCCAAATATGAACAGCGCATAAATCACGAGTTAAAGATTCTTGAAGAACTTGGCTTTATTGATTACTGTCTTCTTGTTTGGCAGGTTATTGAGAAAGCGCGGGAATTCGGCGCATTCATTGACTATGGACGTGGCTCTATGGTCAGTAGCTTGTGCTTTTATCTACTAGATATTACTGGCGCAGACCCAATTGAACATCATTTGATTTTCGAGCGGTTTGTTAACCGGGCACGTTCGAAGAAAGAAATGATTGGTGGGGTAATGTATTTGAAGGGCGACCTGATTGCAGACGCAGATTTGAACCTTGGTCCGACACGTGATAAGGTTAAGCGGTGGCTGCACGAAACCTATCCCGGCTGTCTTTCTGCGATTATGACATTAGGTACATTCACTGGTAAAGCGCTTGTTACCGATGTATACAAATGTTATGACGAAGTTGACCCGGATGAAGCCAAGCGTATTTCGAACATGGTCGAAAAGAATCAGGGTATCGTTGAAGATATCGAGAAGATGCCCGAAAAGAGCGAAGAATTTAAAGCTTGGGCCGAATCACATCCCGAAACCTACAATATTTGTTTGTCGTTACGTGACCTGATATCTCAGGAAGGTAAACACGCCAGTGGATATCTTATTTGTGCACGACCGTTGTATGGTTACGTACCACTCCAACTTAACAAAGAAGGTGAAGTGACATGTGGTTTGGCAAAAGAAGATGCCGCCGAATTTGCCATTAAACTCGACCTTCTAGGTCTTTCTACTAATGCAATTCTTAAGCGAATTGAAGATGTAATCCCCGAGAAACTGTCAGACATTCGCCCTAAGTTGAAGAACGACCCCATTATTTATGGTCCCTATCAGAATGGGCGGCTACTTCCCTATGGATTATATCAAATTTCGGCTGACACCGCATATCGGGTATTGAATAAATTCAGACCGAAGAATCTGGACGAACTTTCTGACGTTTCCGCGACAGCGCGTCCGGGTGCATTGGCCTATGTTGATGATTATGCCGAAAGAAAGGCAGTATGCCCCCATCCTGCGTTTGCTGACATTCTAGGTCCAACCCGCAACGTATGTCTATATCAGGAGCAATTCCTTAATATGGCGATGAAGCTTGGTTTTACAGGTGAAGAGGCCGAACAAATTCGCCGCATTGTTGGTAAGAAGAAGGTAGATGAAATCAACGCGTGGAAACAGCGTATCTATGAAACGGCGAAGAAAAACGGCTTTGATGACAGAGTTGGCGATGTGTTGTGGAAGATTCTAGAAGACAGTTCTAGGTATTCATTTAATGCCTCACATAGTCTTGCTACCTCCATGACTTCGGCGCTCACCACTTATCTAAAGTATAAGTACCCATTACAATTTTATTGGTCCTGTTTATGCGAATCTAAATCTCAATCTGGTCGCACACCGCAGGAAGAAGTCGCGAAAGTGGAGCGTGAGATGCATCATTTTGGGATTAAAATCCTGCCGCCCGACTTGGCACTATCCGACATTGATTTTACAATGGAGAATGGAAACATTCGTTATGGATTGGGATTTATTAAGGGTATCTCCGACAAGACCATTGAGAAGGTAAAAATGTTTAGGTCAAAAGACAAACCTAATAAGATTTCCATGTTTAACGCTCTGCGCGAATCAGGACTGTCTGTTGGGGTGGGCGCCGCGCTTGCTCAAGCGGGATGTCTACAGAGTGTTGGCGCGAGTCGAATCCGTACCGTACTAGAATTACAGACATACCTATCTTCGTCTCCCGGTATGTTATCAGATAAGGAGCGCCAGCTTGTTAACGAGTATGCCCCTCGTTTCAAATATGATATTTTGGACACCTTGGCTTTTATTAAGGATGCGAAAAACGAAAAGGGCAAACCTCTGATTAAACCAGAGCGATGGACAACATTCATGTCCAAGTATAGTAAGTATAAACAGATTTGGGAACAGAATAGAAAGCACGAAAAGTTTGCCAATTATTACTTCGAAAAGTTGCTACTTGGCTTCTCTTATTCGGGGACACTGATGTCAATTTTTAGTGAGCATTTCGAAAACCTTATGCCATTAGATGAGATTAACACCGAGGTTGAAGGTGTGAAAGTTCGTGGTATTGGAACGATACTGGAAAAACGTACCGGTATTAGTAAGAATAAGAATAAATATGTAAAGTATCGCGTCGCTGATGAACGTGGTGAAATCACTTTGATGATATTTAATACGGTTGGTCGTGGTAGTACCGTTGGTAACATCGATTCGATGAAGGAAAAAAACGGTGGTTCTTTACCAGATGAAGATAACATTGTTGTATTTGAAGGAACTAAGAAGGATGGTAATACGGTGTTTGCACATACAATCGTTGTTCAAGATGAAAAGATTTATACGAAATTAGCAGATTTGAAAGAACTTGAGAAAGACCCAAAATGAAATTGAAAGACCTGAAACGAGGTCTGGCCAAATTTGGCGCAGACGACGATGAAAGCCATGTAATTCTGGTAACTTTAAACGATAAAGGGGAGAAGGAGTACAACCTACTTAGTTTTATCGCAATGATACCAACTATGAACGCGATTATTCTCGGTGATAATAACTCGCTGGAAAAGTTAGAGAAAAATGGAAATTTGCAACTTCCTGATGAAGAGGAAGATATGTCGAAAGAGTGATATTTTTTCTGTAAGTTCTTGACATTGGCCACGCTGTTTCCATATGCTCACGTCTGAAATGAAAGTTGTAAATCCAGAACAAATAACGACGCTACTCCTTGACCCGGCGTACATGCCATTTGGTATCGCTACGGCTCGGGCGGCGTTCTACTCTCTACTGAAGGGTAAGGGGACGGGTATCGATGCCAATGGTGTTCCATATAAGTGGGACCGTTACATTTCTCGAAACATTTCGGTTTTACCTGACCAACCCTTCATGCGGAGCGGCTTTAATGCTTCGTACAAGGATAATATTTGGGTTATTCCAACCATCTTTGTTGCAAACGAAGATTTCTTCTTCAAGCGGAAAAAACTGCTGAAGGAACGAAAGGAAAACAAGGATGGCCAAGTTGCATTGCCACCACTTAGAGAAGTATATGATTACTATGATGGTAAGTGCTGCTTCTGCTATACGAAAATCAAACTGAGTGAGGCTAGTCGCGAACATATTCATTCAAAGGCTTTTGGTGGTAAAAATCACGAGGATAACATTGCGCTTGCTTGCAAGTCTTGTAATTCCCGTGCTGGACACGCCATGCCCAAATTGGATATCTTTGGCAAGCCAATCGAAGCAAAGATGAAAATTCGTCCCGTTCACTACACTCTTCCCCCTAACGTGACGCCTCGTCATGAATGGGCAGAATATTTGATGGGCGCTATGGCAGCGGCATAAAATAATTTGCACAAATGTCTTGACGGACACTAAAATGTCCTACAACGTAGAATTTAGTTATTTAAGTAATGTCAGCATTAACAATTAAAAATTACTTAGTTTATGAAGAATATAAAGAGAAACTCATTGGGGCAGTTTACCCGTAACACTGCAACCCCTAAGAAGCAGAATGCGCTTATTAGCGCTATGCAAACGAAAGATACTACAACCTTAAACGGCGCAGTATCACATTCAACCACTGGCACATCCTTGCTGGACTTGTTCTCGCGAGGTGGCGCATTGCGCAATCAAGCCGATGCCGAAGTTACAAAGCTTTTCAGCGCCGCATATGCAGAAGATAAAACCCTTGCACTAAGGACGTTATTCTATTTGGGTGACGTGCGCGGCGGACAGGGTGAACGTCGTCTTTTTCGCTTGGGTCTTAACTGGCTCGCGAAGAATGACGCGCCTGTGGCAAAGAAGCTTATTCAGCACGTTCCTGAATATACCCGTTTCGACAATGTTCTTGAATCCTTGGAGGGCACTCCATTGGAGAAGGATGCATTGGTTTTCGTTGCGTCCCAATTGAAGACCGATGCTTATAAGAAGGCAAAGGGCGAAGCGATTACATTGGCTGCAAAATGGGCACCATCTGCGCAGGCTTCCAGCGCGACGACACGTCGTTTGGCTGAAAAGGTTCGCGCCGCAATGAAAATGTCACCAAAGGCATATCGTAAGATGTTGTCCGGTCTTCGTGAGGAAATCGGTATCGTTGAACGGTTGATGACCAGTGGTGAATGGAGCAAGATTAACTTTGAGCAAGTACCATCTCGTGCTGCGCTTATTTACAAGTCTGCCTTTAACAAGCACGACCCAAAGCGCTATGAGAAGTTCTTGACCAAGGTCGAGAAGGGCGAAGCGAAGATTAATTCTGCAACGCTATATCCGTATGATTTGATGCGCGGAATTACACAGAAGGACGGTAACGACCTTCGTACAATCGAAGCGCAATGGAATGCACTTCCCGACTACACAGAAGGGAAGAACGACAATATCCTTGTTGTTGCGGACGTTTCCGGCTCCATGGGAAATTTGGGTGTTCGTTATGGCGAAAGTGTAAGCCCAATCGATATCTGCGTTTCACTCGCCCTTTATACGGCAGAGCGTAATCGCGGCGCATTCAACGGTTATTTCCTAACTTTCTCAGACGACTCCCGTTTGCAGAAGGTTGTTGGCGGAAATCTCAAGGAGAAATTGATTAACCTTAATTCGGCTGATTGGGGCGGCTCCACGAATGTACAATCTTCGTTCCAAGCAATTCTTCGCCACGCTATCCAAAATAACGTGCCACAGTCTGAAATGCCATCAAAGATTGTTATCATATCTGATATGCAGTTTAATTGTGTTAATGGTGGAACAAACCACGAAGCAATTAAGCGGCAATATGCGCAAGCAGGATATAAACTTCCTGATATTGTATTCTGGCAGGTTAACGCCTACTCAGACAGTCCGGTGAAGTTTGACGAAAAGGGTGTCATGTTGTGTTCGGGTGCTTCCCCAAGCATCCTCAAGACAATTATGAGTGGCAAGATTACTTCCCCATGGGACATGTTCTTGCAGACGGTGAATACCGAAAGGTACGAACCGATTAAGGCTTAAGGAAACTGATTCCCGTCGTATAACAGCGACGGGTTTCATTATTTATGACGCAGAAGAAACTACACGATTTGTTTAGGGCCGTGATTTTAGGATTAATTGCGGCTGTGTTCATCATTGCTGGTGGTATTCAAAACGACATTGGATTTACTCTAATCGGCGGCATTGCGCTTGGTGGTCTGATGGCTCAATAATTTTATTATGTCTCCCCCTTACGTCAACGAAAAGAATTATATTGATGGTCTTCCTCACATCGAGGAATTAAAAGGTAATGATATCCTGACTCATGTTGAGAAATTTAAGGTAAATTATAAAGATAAAGATTATAAGATAGCCTTCTGTCATAAAGCGCCACAGAAACGCGGCTCGTTACCAACTCCATACTCAGAGTTCGTAAATAATTTCATCAACGTCAATCATCGATTCGTTCGTTCTGGTTCAGTGGCGGTTGATATTGGTGCCTACGATGGTGACACGAGTTTGGCCATTTCTATCCTCACGGATGGTGGTAAAGTATTTGCTTTCGAATGTAGTCCGAGCTTTTCGTCACAACTTAATATCAATTTGGGGCTTAACCCAAGTATGAATATTGTTGGTTGTCCTTATGCCGTTATGGAACATGAAGGTATCCACCAATTTCTATATTCGGCCACCGATGATAATGGCGGGCATCCTTCTACGAATTCTTGGGTTGGAACTTACACAGTACCCCGTTTGATTCGCGCTGTCAGTTTTGAAAAGTTTCTTGGGCCACAGGTTAACTTTGCCGATATCTCGTTTATTAAAATCGATACTGAGGGGCATGACTTCCACATCTTGTGGAGTTTCAGGGATATTATTAAGGAACATCGTCCCGTGATTCATGCCGAGTGGTTCCCGCGCACGCATATGGCAATCAAACAATTGCAGGATTACATTGGTTACAGTATGTATTGTGGCTATTGCCTTGAGCCGCTTACCATCTATTCAGAATGGCGACAGGACATTCTCCTTGTTCCTGATGAGAAGATTGAAGAGTTTAAATTGAGAAAATTGTAAGTTTTGTTGCAAATTCTCCCTTTTTACGTGTAATATCCTATACAGACAATATGATAAAGAACATCGAGCCAGTCACAGTATTCCCCAATACCGCAACGCAATTGCGCGTTGACGATGTTCATCTTGTTCTTTCACAATCTGCTAGTGTTCAATGGGCCTTATTAGATTCGAGCGCTGCGACCCTAACCGTAAACCGAGTTACAATTGAAGGCGTAGAATATGAAAATTGGGGTACAGATGACGAATACGTATTTAATCTCGTCGCCTCCAAACTCGGATTAGTGATTGATGAATAACACCGGCTAAAAAGCCCAAAGCAAAGAAAGCTTCGAAAGCCGGTGGAATAAAACCCCCCGGCTTTCCCATTTTAGTTCTTTAAAGTTCAACGGTTTACGTAAGTAATGCAAAGGAAATCAAGAAAATCTCTTGACGAATGCAAAACCTATGGTAAGGTGTTGGGCATAGTTTATCGAGCGTATCTTAAAAAATGCGGCTCGTACATCCGACCGAAAGGAAGGACGTTCATTTTAACAGATTACGAAGGGTGACTTTTGGAAGTTAGTATGTCACCGCCAACTCAAACCTCGGGAGAGGGGAGAGGGAAAAATTTCCGCTTTGGTATCGAGCGCCAGCGATACTTTAACGAAAGTCCGTGCGAGCAGGCAGACTTGACTTGCCCAACTAATCGGTTGGGATTCAGAGTAATTATCCATCTATAGCGTAAAGGCAGCGTTTACCGTTTGGGGCGGTAAGGTGAAAGTTCGAATCTTTCTAGGTGGACCATTAAGTTCTAACAGCGGTTAAATCATCACATAAGACGGAGATGGAGCGTAGCGCACTTCACTTGCCACCAATTTCAATTTCAGCAAGTTAGTTTAAAGCAGAACAACGAAAAAAACGAACTTAGTTATTTTTCCTAAAAATTGGTTAAACCACGGCGGGTAGGCCCGTCGATATGCGGACATAGTGTAATGGAATTAGCACGAAAGATTACGAATCTTTTAGTGGGGGTTCGAGTCCCTCTGACCGCACCATTAAGTATTAACAGCATGACTTTTCTGGAAACAGAAGGTTCAATTCCTTCACACCCCGCCATTTCAAATTTATGGGGTGATAAAAATATACTTAGTCAAAGATAAGTGAGTGTAATTAACTCACCTATCTCTCATATGTTAAAAGGGAGGCATCCCTAATACAGAATACGAACGGAGGAATGTACAACCTCGCAAAAAATCGGCCCAAGGCATTGGGGTGATGATAAATCATATGTACCGTAGTTCGTATGATGGTCACGACGCGTCAATTGGTAGACGTAGCAGACTGTAAATCTGCCGCCTTCGGGCACTGTGGGTTCAAATCCCACCGGGACCACCATTTTAGGTGACATTTAGTGTAATATAGTGTATGCCACTGCCTACACCAAAGTCCAATGAAAAACAGACTGAATTCATCAATCGTTGTATGGATTCGGATTTGATGCAAAAGGAATATGGTAATGATAAACAAAGATTGGCAGTCTGTCACACTCAGTATCGTCGCATGAAGCAGAAAAGAATCGATGCCTCAATGGAAGATATTGAACCGACGTTCGACGAGTTTGAAAACGAAGTTAATGATTTGGGTGTAATTTTGAGTTAACGTTTCCATCGCCTAACTGGATAAGGCAACAGTTTCCTAAACTGTATCATCTTGGTTCAATTCCGAGTGGAAACACCAGTTGGGCTGGCATGTTCCTCGGAGGCGACAGACATTTGCAATGTTCGTGTGGAGGGTTCAATCCCCTTCCAGTCCACCACTTTTGGCATATTTACCCGATTTCGTTTCGAAGTGATGAATTTCGTGGCAGTTTGGACATAAAATTTCCAAATTATCTACGGTATTATTATGGTGATTATGGTCTTTGTGATGAACCTCTAGTATCTCTGGGTAAGCAGCAAAGTCGCATCGATTACAGCGTGCTGGCAGATTTTTAAATGCAGTTTCGCGATAATTCTTTTTAATTTCTCCGTAATGATTTGGCTGTATTTCCTTTATACCACCTTCCAAGCTTTGAGCCTTGTCTTTGCATAGTCTGGAACAAAAATATAAACCGGAACGACTATTTCCCTTTGTTGATATCTTTTTGTGGAATTTATTTGCGCACCATGCGCACTCAGCTTCAAATGAATGCAAAATTTTTTGATGTTCTCTTGCACAGTTAACGGAACAGAAGTTGGGTCTATCTAACCAAAAGTTACGTTTTGGTTTGGAATGTTCGACACCGCATCGAGTACAATGGTAAGAAACGTATTTACGCTGCGTTCCAAAGGAGTCACATCGAGAAAATTCAGATAATATTTTAGTGGACATATAGTGTAATTACACTTATTTCCACCTCAGTTCTTCTATAATAATATATCAAAAACAACTGTTATTGTAGTTTATTTGTATCGAACATTGGGGTTGTTGTTAATCCGAATAGATGGATACAAAAGAATATCTTTACGGCGCGTTTGACAAGCAGGTTCAAGTCACCGGTCTTTCAAATCGGTCATGCGTGGGTTCGAGCCCCACACGCGCTACCAACTTCTCTAGGTTCAGGGTAAAGCAGAACCGGCGAAAAATAAAACCTTTAAACGTTTCCACGTTTATAAACTGCCATTCAAAGGGATGGAGTGACCTTTGTAATTTTGGGGCCATAGCTTATCAACAAAAGCGGTATCCTGTCACGATACAGAAGCGAGGGTAGCACTCGTTGGTCCCGCCATTTTAGAGTATGAAAATTTTCAAGCGAGATGGAAAGTTTTGGTTTAAAAATCAATGGGGGGATTTAGATTACGGTCCATATTCCCGGCGCACAGACGCTAGCCGCGATTTAAAAAATTATAAACGTTTCGTCAAATATGCTTCGAATCAGAAGCCAAAAACATAACAAGTTTTCGTTTCCTTATAAGCGCTAACAGCGAATTAAAAATTCAATGATTAATGAAAAACAAAATGCGCTTAGTATTTCCAGCTTTGCTGGAACGGTGGAGTAAGCTCCACAATAAGCTCTCACAGCAAAACCTTAAATGGATAAAAATTCGTTTCAAAAACACGAATTGAGCGGGATTCGATGCCCGCACAATAATAGAGCTTAGATAATGGCCGTGTAGCACAATTGGCTAGTGCATTCGTTTGATAGACGAACGGTTGGTGGTTCAAACCCACCCTCGGCCACCATAAATCTTCGATTTATAATAAAACCGAAGGTTTTAAGATTTCGCGCAATTAAAGCAACAAGCGGATACAGCAAAATATAAATCGCCATCCCGAAAGGGAAAATTGCGCCCGCTTAGATGGAAGAGTAAGCCGAGGATATGGCCTAGCGGCAGCGCACTTGAAATGCGAGGGCGATATGTAAACCATAGCGCGTGCGAGTTCGAATCTTGCCTCTTCCGCCAATTTTTATGTCCCTATAGCAAAGAGGAAATGCAAATCTCTGCAAAAGATTCATACGCGGTCTCGTAAGCCGCTAGGGACTCCATTTTAATATGCGCCTCAAGCTACAGTGGACGAGCAGCCGCCTTTTAAGCGGACCATCGTGAGGGTTCAACTCCCTCGGGGCGCACCAATATTTCTTTTGGGGATGTATTTGGATTCTATCCAATACGTAGGTTTACATTCCATGCCGACAATGATGCCACGTCGTAAAACGTATCACAAAATAAACGCTAAGAAAACAGAAGTTTATGCTTACGCTGCTTAATTGCGGCTAACCGAGTTCCAATTGACCGCCGATAAATTGGGCCACTCGTCATCATCGGGAATCAGCTTTAAAATTGACTGGTTGATAGAAGCTGATTATATAACCGTCAAATGTCGTTTGGTAGAATCAAACCGAAAACGATATTATCAAGTGATTCTAAGCATGTAACAAGAATGGAAATACGAAGTATCGGACACGAGGGAATCGAAGCCCTCCATCTCCACCAATTTGGTTCCGTGCCTAGAACGGTTGATTAGTCCGGCCTCTTAAGCCGAAAGCGTAAGCTCACTGTGGGTTCGAATCCCACCGGGACCACCAATTATGACATACGAAAGATTTAAAGAAATCTGGGATTCATTCGGCTTTAGGTTCGAATGTTCGCCAGAACTTAGCGACGCGTTGATTGCCGCATCTAATGGTGATTTCAGAGCGTTTGATGAGATTGACGAGCAACTGTTCTTGCGGCACACCCCGGACGAGACCAGTAATTATTTTAAAAAGCGATTCGCAGAAATTGCGTAATCTTGGTGAGGTGGCAGAGCGGCCTAATGCATTTGCTTGGAAAGCAAAAGGGTGACGAAAGTTGCCCCGCGAGTTCGATTCTCGCCCTCACCGCCATAAGTATATACAGCAATCCTTATCTTAACAAGACGCTACCCTTCGGGGCGGCACCGGCTGACATTCCATAACTGTTAGATTGAAAAGCTTCTCCATGCTTTTTAGGAACGCGAAAAGAGCCTAAACTTTTCGTTATACTTAGGTTTTAAGCGCATACAGCGATAATAAACTTATCGATGATGTGCAAACATCCAATCACCATCGAAAGATGAAGTGAGGCGGGTTGCACGAGGAAATGATGGTGCCTAATACAAAAGCCATTCAGTCGCGCGCTGTAAATGCGTTGCGCTTAGTATTAAACCGTAGGTTTATGTAAATCTACGATTTATGGGACGTTAGCTTAATGGTCAAAGCTCCACAAGTAGTTTGATGAAGTGATATATTCGCACCGGTAAAAGAATATATAAGATAATCTTACGAGACGGGCGTAAAGTTCGTCGATATGGGTTCGAATCCCATACGTTCCACTTTTAAGTTCATACAGCAATATCTATGACATAATCAGGAGACGGGCTTTGCCACCGGTTAATAAAAGGCACAAGGAACTTAGTTTTATTCCGGTATAGTGAAGTGGCATCACGTTTGGCTGTTACCCAAAAATCATTCGTTCGACCCGAATTTCCGGAGCCATCTATTATGCAGACCCAGATAGCTAAGTTAGCTGGCTTCGCCTGTTAAGCGAGTGAAGAATAAAATCTTATGTTGGGGCGGCTCCAACCTGTATAGCCAATTTACGTCCACGTTTTGCACAATTCTGGGAACAGAATTTATGTATTGTTAATTTTTGGTCCCCGCATTTTGGACACTTAGACGCAAGTTCTTCGGATACAATTTTGTATTCTGAATAGGATTCGTCAAATTTACAATAGTTGTTTGGAATTGGAAGATTGTTATTATGTATTTCTCCATGGCAATTTCTACACACTAATATACATTTTCTTAACTCTTCTACAATTTTCGACCAAGCGATTGGGTTCGCCCTTATCGCTCCAAAACTTAGTTCCTTTTCGTTTGGGTCCAAATGATGTAAATCTAAACACTCGTTACATCTATTATACCCACAACATTGACACTGTTTGCCCATAGCATCAATTATTCGTTGTTTAGTTGCTTTTCTCCATTTTTTAACGGCCTCTGATGATTTACTCATAAATTAACTTACTCATGTTAATTACACGCAAATCATGACCGATTTTATTGTCCTCTAGTGTAATTGGTTAGCACAACAGCCTTTGAAGCTGTCATATCTAGAAATAGATGTCCCGGTTCGAGTCCGGGGAGGACTGCCAATTAAATCTTCGATTTATAATAGAATCGTAGATTCGTAGACGCCCACACAGCAAATCAAATAAAAACAACTACTACGTGAAGTAAAAATGGTCGATTACGCCCGCGCCGAAAGGTGGAATGAAAGTAATTCGCGTTTATCCAGCGTTGATGGATTTGGGCATCGTTATTGTCTTGTCGTATAACTTGGTTATTACATTCGGCTCTGACCCGAAATATTTTGATTCAAATTCAAACAAGACAGCCATTTATCTGCCGCCTATCCTACGGGACGACGGCACCTAAAACAAGAAAGGAAAGCAAGATGATTGCCTTCTTCTCTGTCCTCGTGATGCTCGGTCTTATTGTCATTTATGACAACGAATACCGTCCTCGCGATAAGTAAGACAACAAAGCCGCACAACGTAAAACTTGTGCGTGCTATTAGGCTACATGACGCAACTGGCTAGACGTGTCGCGCTTAGAACGTGAATTTTTAGGGTTCGAATCCCTATGTAGCCACCATTATTTTTGGTGTAACTATATATATGACCTATGTCACACGCACCGCCTTATTAGCGAATAACCTTCAACTCAAAGCGACAATTGAATCTCTTGATACTGAAATTTCGATTTTAAAGACCAAGTTGGAATTTATTAATAGTTTTTTCTTAAAACTTTCTGCATCAGATGTTCTTAAAGAAAAAATTACTTCATTGGAGTTGGAGATTTCAAAGTTAAAAGCAAATCCTGATGTATCTGATAAATATAATGAATTATTGAACGAGAAATTACAGCTTGAAAAACAAATTGCTCTGGTTCAATTCCAGAACATGCAATATGCTGGTAAAGTGAATCAGTTGGAATATCAATTAAAGCAGTTAGAAGATAAGTTGAAAAAGATGCAGGGTTGAAACGATGGGAATAGATACCTAACAATATCGATTCCCCTTATTGCACCGTAGAGTATAGGTAACTCGCCATCCTCATAAGTTGGAGCAGCGGATTCAAACGCCGCCGTGTGCTACCATAAAAATAAAGAATTTCGATTCTCGTCTCCGATTAAGAGGCGTTCTTCTGTGTCGTTCGCATAGTGGCTATTGCGCCAGCTTGCCAAGTTGGATATCGCGAGTTCGAGTCTCGCACGGCACACCAATTTATAATGACAAAAATCGGTGGCACCATCGGGTGTAGTATGAAAAATAATAGGGTTGCTCCTAATCATGAAGTAATCGGCATACGAACAGTTCTAACCTAAATTGTTATGCTATACGGGTTGCAGTGGGGCTGCTAGGTTATAAATATGGCAGCGGAGGAAGACGCTAATCCGTCCGACCGCAAAGTTGGAAGAACCGTTGTTAAATTCACGGCGCTGCCTCCATTTTCAAACCTTCGGTTTGATGTAAAATTGAAGATTTTAGTTTGCACGAACAACAAAAATAAGTGTAATATATACTGACATGAAATAGGAAGAACATTAGGTTCAGAATTGTAAAGAAGCAGTGTTCCATTTTAATAAGGCACACTTGTTCGATAGTCGAATTGCCCCGTGGGTAATTAAGACAAAAGGTATAACGTACTACGTTAACCATGTGGATTGCGAAGTTCCCTTTTCCACAAAAGAAACCCCTGATAATCAACATACTAAGGGAAGTTTGAGATTTAAAAATGTTGATATAGATATTTCGGATGGCACTGCCCATATTCGAGCCGCGAGCGGCAAGAAAGGGGGTGATTGATTTGAAATAGGATACATCGTAGAAATAGTAATTTAGTGCCCGATTTATTCGGGCTTATTGCGGGAGTAGCTCAACTGGTTCAGAGCAGGAAACTCTAAATTTCAAGGTTGTGGGTTCGAAGCCCACCTCCCGCGCCAAATTTAGTGTAACTTAATGTATGAAAATCTACATTGGATTACATTCAGCTAACTCTATTTTTGATAAAATTATTCGTTGGCAAACTCGTAGTAAATATTCACATGTAAGTATATCATTGGAAAAAGACGTAATTGAGGCCACCCGTTTTTACGGTGTTCGTAAATTCCAGAAGTACAAATTTAAGAAGGACGAATATATTGATATGTATTCGACTGAAGTTACGTCGGAACAATTCCGTAAAATCAGCCAGTTCCTTTATGCTCAAGTGGGTAAGAAGTACGACATTACCATGGTACTTCGTTTCCTTTCTCGTGAATCTGAATCGGGCGGTTCGAAAGACAAGTGGTTTTGCTCTGAATTGATTTATGCGGCGTTTGAACACGCAGGAATTTCTTTACTAAATAATACGAAAGCTTGGGAAGTGTCGCCGGGGTTATTGTCCCGTTCAACGATGCTTCATTATGAATTTACTTTACGGTCGAGGGTGGCCGCACAAACACTATAGGGAGACGGGCCGGATTCCAATGACTATAGATTGTTACGTCCGGGGTGCAAAATTTCTATTCGACTCTACGCTGACGAAAGGTGAAACCTTTAATCAGGCCACGGCCTGAGAATGGTGCGTAAAGGGACGTAAGATGCGGTATGCCAAACTCGAAAGAGAGGAACCCCGCATTCCATAAGTCAGAGGAAGTTCGCGACTACAAAGCAACCGATAGGGAGAATACTCGGCATGGCTTACAAACCATAGCCTATCACGTATTCGTTAATACCTCATGGTAGTAGCAAGTCAAACAGGCTGAGATTAGTGCTTATCGATGAGGCCGGGTTGATGCACCCATCTATTGACGGTGGGAATTGGCGAAAGCCGATTAGAGAAATGTAGAGATAAACCAGAATCGCGGCTAAACTGGAATAGAAAATGGGCGTGTAGCGTAACGGTTAACGCGGCACTTTTACACGGTGAAGATTGCGGGTTCGATTCCTGCCATGCCCACCAGACTATAGTTAGTCCCCGCCAGCTTAAATGTGCGGGCTTTCTGCCGCTAATGTAAAAGCGGCGCAATGGCAACAGTGGATTGTTGTACCGTCGGGCTAGAGTAAAGCCCCTAGTTTAAAGTGTAATTTAGATTGAACATAACAATACTATGAGCGATTTAAAAGAACACGTTGAAGAGGCAAAAGCGCGCTTAAAGCATGAAGCCAAAGAGGAAACTCAGCAGTTTCTTGCCAAGCAGGTTAGCATGAAAGTGACGTTAATTTCGACAGTAGTTGCTTTCGTACTCGGATTTATCTTGGGCTAATACCCATTTTGCGATATTAGTGTTTAATGGCAGCACACGCGCCTTCCAAGCATGGGGTAGGAGTTCAAATCTCCTATATCGCACCAAGTTGTTTTATGAAAAAAATTCTTATTAGTTTCTTCGTTGTTGCTTTGGCGAGTGTTTTATTAGCTCAAGTTACATCTATTACCCCCGTTCCTCGCCCCGCTTATCCAGCACAATCCGCGTGGGATGCAAAAAATTCTCAGATTATAGCATGGCATTTATATGCTGTGTATCAAGAAAAGCTTGTAGCGCAAGCTCAACAAGAGAGAGATTTGGCATTGCAAGAGTTAGCGGCTTTGAAGGAAAATCAAAATAATACAAATACAGATTTACAAACAGTATTGCGAAAAATTGACAGTTTATATACATATTTAAAATTAGAAAGTGTGAGTGTTAGAAGCGTCCCATCGTCAGTAACATTAACTTGGAGTGATAATTCCAGCAACGAAACTGGTTTTAAAATAGAGCGTAGTAATGATGGGGAAAATTTTGTTGTTATAGGTACGACTTCAGCTAACATAAATACATTTATTGATACGAATATAGGCGTTGGTACATATTGGTATCGTGTGTTCGCTTATAATTCTTCTGGCAATAGCGCCCCAACAAATACAGTTGCATTCCCTCTGAAATAAGCTATGGTCGCATCGCTCAACCGGCAGAAGCAAAAGTCTTAAAAACTTTTCAGTATGGGTTCGAATCCCATTGCGACTACCAATGAATATAAAAGGAGAGTGGGTCGCAGAAAACCCGATGAATAGAATATCTTCACTGAGGCGGTCAAAGCAATATTGATTTTAGTCGGAGACCAACGAAAAGACACACCAGTATATTCATGAATAAACAAGATAAAGCGCGCGAGTTTATAGACCAATGGATTAAGTCTGTATATTTAAAAAGATTACTCAGAGAACACTGTAACAGAATGAATGACGAATTAAATCCGCCGTTTATGTATAAATTTCACAAATTTCCCGGCTGGTTACCGGGATATAAAGTCGCGGCTGGTAACCGCGCATAACCTATGGTTAAATACCGTAGGTAAGGAAAAGGAAAGGATAGTCCACAAGGACTACAATAAAGGAAAGGTTCGGTGTTTGATTAGCGCATAGCGCGAAACCGACTTTCAGGTGTCACATACCCGAAGTTGTGGGGTGGCTGCTAGCCTTTGGGGGTTTGATGTAAACTGGTGAGCATGCTAGATTGAAAATCTTGATGTGAGCGTTCAATTCGCTCGGCCCCCACCATTTAATACATACGTAGCTAAAATTAAAACACGCAAATGCTGGCACAGGAGAGCCACCTACGCTTCGAACGTAGTTATACTGAGGATTCGATTTCTTCCATTTGCACCAATTATGAATCAGACGACTATTGAAGAAATAAAAGAAATATTGGCCGAAGGCTGTTATCACGAACCAGTACAATGTCCGTTGTATATTGATGATACGACGCCAGAACTTCGGGCGGCGATTAAAAATCAAGATGCGTTCAAGAAATATTTAGATGGTCAGAAATGACTTTATAGGACATTGGTATATTAGGTATGTGCCTCGCACTCCAAACGCGAAGAAGTGGGTTCCTCACCTACATGTCCTGCCATTTTTCTTTCGATTATATCTCGGATGATATTAAGAAATTTTAAAGAGGTATTTTCTTTAAAATACTTTTGAGACGTTGTATCTATAATACATAGTTCTATTCCATTTTCTAAACACGCTTGGAACTTTCGTTTATCGTTGTTCTGCATTTTGATTAATTGTTCCTTACCATAAATTGGTTCATAATGGAAAATCCCGTTTAACTCAAATGCCAATTTTAATGATGGAATATAAATATCTAGTTCACCGTTGATAGCATCTTTTCTTGAGAAATGAAATTCTAATTCGGGATATTCAGTTATTAATTTAGATTCCAACCATTTTTCTAGTTTTGAACGAGATGTTCCGTGTGTTTTATGCGTGTTGTTATATAAAGCTGCACAAGATTGTGAACAAAATGGGCGTCTTACTTTTTTTATCTCTGACGGGGTTTTGAATGTTTTCCGTTTGCACTGGCAACATTCGACTTCTATGGATGTTTCGAAGTGTTCATCACTGCATCGTTTAGAACAAAATTTCCAGAAAAGCTTCGTCTTGGTCGATAAGGCATCCTGTATTCTGTGTTTTGCCTTGTGGAAAGTTTTTCCACATTTTTCGCATTTAAGAGGTAGTAAATCCCGCGATTTAGCCGAATTAAATTCTTTATCAGTAAATAGTTTAATCATCTTTTTCGAATCCTTATGGTCCTGCCATAAAAGATTACACGAAGAAAAATGACGATTTATAATAAAATCAAAAACCAATTTAAGTTCTAACAGCATCCAATTTCATGGAAATTGTTATACGTGGCGTTCAAATCCCACCTTCCGCACCATTTACAATATGCGGAAGTAGCCTAGTCTGGTTTAGGCGACAATATAAAAATGAACTTAGTTATGGTATACGTGGCGAAATTGATTAGACGCACAAGCCTGTGAAGCTTGGTCCCTGCGGGTTTAAGCCCCGTCGTATACCCCATCTTCTACCAATACAAACCTCAGCCGAAAGGCTTCTTCCTATGAGCAGAACACGCCGTTTTGACGATAGGAAACTACGTGGCAAGCGCCCCACTATAATGATGTGGGGAGAACCGCTTGTTGACAATACGCCAGAATGGAAATTTACTCGCGATAAAAAGCGTTGGGATAAATCGCCAAAATGGCACAAACAAATGAGAGAGCGCGCCCGTCGCGCCGAGCGCAATCAGGAACTAAAAAACCTACGCGCGGGAAATATAGACGAGGAAGAAGTTAATTTACCCAGAGAACCAAGAGATAACGCTTGGGATTGGACATGATATTGTGCGTTTGCGGCTTTCTACGTTAAAATCCGTTATGGTCATGTGGTGAAATTGGCATACACGTATGCTTGAGGTGCATATGCTTCGGCTTGTGGGTTCGAGTCCCACCTTGACCACCATGCTAAATGATTGATTCTTACGTGTAATTCAGATTATGAACTTTTTTACTTGGTTAGGCAAGGCTTTGGAAGAAGCCCCTGACACCCCTTCCACGACACGTTTGGTTGTGTTCCTTGGTACGATGCTGATTCTTACAACTATCTGCGGCGGCTGGTTATTCGCCTGTATTAAGACGGGCGCGCTTGTGGAAATACCCGCGAGTGTAGGTGCAACGTTAGGTAGTTATTTGCTAACCTTACTAAGTGCAAAAGTAATTCAAAGAAGTATAGAAAATCCTTCTGATAAATCAGTTCATTAAGTTGGACCTTTTGTCCACGTTGACAAATTGGCAAAGTCACCAACCTCTCAAGTTGGTCATATGTGAGTTCAAGGCTCACCGTGGATGCCATTTGCTAGTCCCCTCACAGAAGAATACCTGTTATGTGAGGGTGAGTTGTCTGTCGAACCGTGGTGCAAAATTAAGTTTGTGGGTAGATGGGTAAAAGTGCCTTCAAGCAAACGGTTCGCTTGGTTCCTTAGTGTAATTGGAGAGCACCGACAGATTTATAACCTGTATGCGGTAGATTGCCGCCGAGCGTCAGTTCGATTCTGACAGGAACCACCATATGAAAAATTGGATGGTAGATGATAATATTGGCGAATTTGAGGAAAGCGCCGCCAAGCGAGAAAGCGAAAGGTTGATTGCGGAGATTCCATTTCGCATCGGTTTACATTGTGCAATTGGTTTTCTGCCAAAGAAATATGTTGGTGTAGCAGTGCGCAAAATTTATAGTCAGAAAGAACTTGACAAAATGCGCGTTAAGGAACATCAATCCATCCGTAGAATCGATAAATAATTTTTGCGACCATCGGCAATTGGAAAGTCAAGCTTCCTTCTAAGTAGCTTTAGTGCCCGTTCGAATCGGGCTGGTCGCGCCATCTATGAATAATCAAAAGAAAAAGGAACTATTGGAGTTAACAATTACTTCGGTTGAGCGAGGAACAGACCCCCTTGAAATAGCAAGGGTGTTGGATTATTTTATACAGCAAAAACCCGGCGAAAAATCATATTTAGAAATCGCCAAAGAAAATAATTTTTCGTCCTGTAAGCATTGATGGTGATGCCTCGCATTCGTAACGCGAATAAATCGATTCAAGTTCGATACGGGACTCCATTTCATTCTAATTTTATTAATCCGTCGTGGATTTCATGATGACAATTAGCACAAATAAGAATACATTTTTTTGCTTCGTTCGTGGCTGCTAATTTTCCGCGCGTTCTCAATATTCTTGAAACTTCATCGGTTTTCGTATCTGGGTCTAAATGATGAAAATGCAGAGCGGACAAAGATTTGCAGTAACCACAAAGTTTACATTTACCGCCGTTAACACTTTTTAATGCATTATTATTAATTCTTCTGTTTTTAGATTGGCGATGTCGGTAATTTTTTCTCGTGTCTTCATTCAAATGATAGCAAACAGTGCTTGGTTGACACCCGACAATCTTTGCGATTTCTTTATAATACATTTTTGGATTTTCTGATTTTAGTTTCAGACATTGTTCTTTAATATTCATAATTCGAATCCTTTATTTAGGCTCGAATTAGATTACACGAAATTTTGTATCGATTTAACGTTGACGTGGCTTAAGAGGAAAAGCACCTCTCTTGTAAAGAGGATATCATGAGGTTTCGAGTGCCTCCGTCAACTCCACTTCCATTAGCCCATACAGCAAACAAAAATTGTCTACGAAACAAGGAGAGCCGTTCGAGTCGGCAAGCGGAGTTGGAAGCCGCTCTAATGTAATGGTAGCATCCAAAAAAAAGGGCTTAGTTTGGTTATGTAGTCCAACCGGTAGAGACACCTCACTCAAAACGAGTATAGTGATGGGTTCAAATCCCTCCATAACCACCAGCATCTATAGCTAAAAGACCACTTCCATACGAGAGTGCAGCATAGTGTGGGAAAAATGGCGTTAATAGCGTTTCCAAACCGGAAAGGCTTGCGGGGTTTCGCTGTTCCGCTAGATGCAGAATTTTTATAATTTCAACCGAAAGCTCAGTATAAATAGAGACAAGGGTAGTATGAGAACAATCGATAATATTCGATGAAAAGCTGCCATTTCAACCGAAAACATTTTCATCATAAGTGCTGAAAATGAGTTCACTAACCGGTCAATGAGTGAAATAGGTTATGAATAAAGCTTAATTGACATTAAGCAAGTTCTCTGGAGTGATTAATAATCTATGGTTGACGTTGTAAACGACGTAATAAATTGTTTGCAACGATATTATTTATTGACTCGTTCTACAACTTTCCTACATAACGCTATAAATTCTTCTGGTGTTTTATCTGATTTTGCCAAATTAATTTCTTTTGTAACCAGCCCACAATTTTCTAATGAATTGTCTCCACCCCTAGACCGCGGCATAATATGGTCTAATTGATAAGTTTCTGTTTTATCGAGGTTAATCGGAATTCCTGTTAAATAACACATTGGATTATCACCAAGCTTGTTACGTAGGTCTTTTGTTGTAAATTTTCGACCAGTCTTTCTAAAAAAGAAGGCGACCTTTTTCGATAAACCGCATGTGCAATATTTTCCTTTGTACATGTGATAATACTTTTTTGTGTTCATTTTGTGTCGCTTTTTCACACTCTCTTTAAAATTGGGGTCCAAGTGATACTTTACAGTTCCGATAGAACACTTGATTTGCTCCGCAATTAACCTATAGCTGAGACCACTTAATTTTAACGATTTCATCATTTCAATTTTTTCTTGATTTATGGAAGTTTTCATATCTTTAGAGTACAAAATTATTCTACAAGAAAATATGTTACGTTTGCAATATTTTTAGTGTAAATTAGAGTATGGCCGCAGATAAAAATTACCGAAGTTACGCTGACACTGAAGATGTTGTTATTATTGGGGAAAGTATTTCCCCTCCTGATGAAAGTTACAGTGATACCCTGAAGTTAAGCCACGTAAATCGAGCGGCGATATACGACACCACAATCTTCGGCTCTCAGGAAGACGCAATTGATATCATGCGCTACTCGCAACTTATCCATCTCAAAAATTGTCGGCTGTATGGCGCTGGTAAATATGTTGTTACAATCAAAGGTGGTTGCGATTTGGTTGCGCTTGAAAATGTTATAATTGAACAACATGGTAAGACCGTTGATATCGATTTGGGGAATTTCACCCCAATTACAAAGGCGCGCACAACAAACGTTGTTTTACGAAATGTTACTTCTTCAGATGGCAAGCCGGTGCGTGTTCGCGTTTTAAACGCCGATAAGCCGACTGTGGAAGGTGGTAATGTTAAGGTTATTGTTTATCCTAAGTGGGTTGTAAAACTTGTATTTATGTTTTTGAAAATATTTAATTAATGGAAGATTGTCGGAGTCCGGTTTATCGAGAAACTTTGCTAAAGTTTTGGGTCTGAAATATGGCCCCACAGGTTCGAATCCTGTATCTTCCGCCAACGGATAAGTATAGTCAAAGGCAGACGGCTAGAACGACACTCTAGAGGTTGAGATTTCGAAACTCTCCTTATCCACCAATTTATGAAGCCCTATGGATTGCGAAAGAAAAAATCGGGTAATCTGCATTCCAAACCTCATGGTTCTGGTTGCCCGATATGTTCGAATATGGAACATAAACGTTTAAAAAAGACTACCCGTCAAGCCGCCAAGAAACAAATTTTTGCCGATATAATTCAGATGTAGAATGTCTCATTGGTAATGAGAATGTCGCGGAGTCGTGCCCGCTATCGGCTCCAACTATGGAAGCAGAAAATAAACCCCAGACAGAGAACGAGTTAGAGGATGATACTGGCGACGAGAAAAATATAGAAAAATATCTTGACCATCCTGATGCATTCTGGTTGGCTTTGCAAACAAAGTAATGCAAATCCCAGATAGAGACTGCTTCCCTACTCTCTTAAATCAACTTGGACTGACCGGCGATGCTGTAGAAGTCGGAGTTCACGATGGTTTTTTTTCGTGGTTCATACTTGAACATTGGAAAGGTAAAAGGTTGTTTTCGGTGGACCCGTGGAAACATCAGGAAGATGTGATGTTTGATGCATCAAATGTTTCGCAGCAGGAACATGATGAAGCGTATAACGTATGTCGGGACATGCTTAAGCAATTTGGCACACGTTCAGTCATTATGCGGGAATTTTCGATTGATGCCGCAAAGACTTTTCAGGATAATTCAATTGATTTTGTTTATCTTGATGCGCGGCACGACTATCATTCAGTTAGTACGGACTTACGAGCGTGGTATCCAAAAGTAAAAGTAGGCGGCATAATTGCGGGGCATGATTACAAAAACTCATTTGTTCGTCGTAACCTTGTTGAAGTGAAACGCTGTGTAGACAACTTCTTCTTTGATAAAGGAATGATTTGGTCTACAACCGAGGATAATTTGCCAAGTTGGTATGTCCGTAAAGAAAAAACAAATTAGGGCGGCGTTTCGGAAAGCCGTTTTTGAACGCGACGGTCATCGCTGCCGAGTTTGCGATAAATTTGACGATGATATAAGTTTGGACGCCCATCATATCATTAATAGAAATCTTATCGAGGATGGGGGTTACGAACTTGACAACGGTATCAGTCTATGCCCATCTTGTCATTTAAAAGCAGAAAAGTTTCATCAAACTAACGGCGCGATTTGGGAAATTGGTTATCATCCAGACGACTTAAAAAAACTAATCTCATGATTAAAGGACTCCTTATTATCGGCGGCGTATTCTTTTTGGCTATCCTCTTTCATATCGTTGGATGGCTTCATGCCATCGATGATAAGCTTATAATCCAAAAGCGTCAATTAGAGTTGGCATTGTTTCAGAAACAGGCATTTGAACAAGTTCTCATAAAACAACAGAAAATAGAATTACTTGAGGCGCAAATTGCTATCATGCAAGAAGACGTGCAGGCAATCAATACTTACATCGAATTCCTACAGCAAGCGTTACGCCAATCAGAAAAATTTAACGCGCAGAACTATCAAAAGAAAATCTAGATAGTTTCGCGTGTAAATAGTAGTGTGACGGAAAACGTTCTTTCGCAAAATATACCAAATAACAAGATTGATTTCGAATCATGTGTTTTATTAATGGTCAAGAAGTGAGGCGGAAGGCGCGTCATATGTGGGTAAAATCCACACCCTTATTACTTCGGGTTCCAATTCTCACTTCTTACGGCACTGTAGCTTAACTGGTAGAGCGGCACTCTCATAAGGTGCGTCAATCCCGATTCGATTTCGGGCAGTGCCACCACTTTCTGGCACAAAATCGTCAAATGTAAATAAAATTACTTGACGTATGGGGCAAGATATGAAAAATCTTCCCTATGAAAATTTCGATATGCTCTTTTAATGAGGTTCCAACCTATTATGATAAGGGCGTAACTCATTTGGTTTCTATTGGTGGTCCGGGTGACCACTTCCCTCCTATTGGGGGATTTTTTGGCATCAATAAAAAGCTTGATGCCATTTTGCGTTTAGAATTTGATGATGTAGACGATGTTAACGCCGCTTTAATTCCTCAGATTATTGACAGTGACTTCCTCTTTGCAAAAGAATCTGATATTCGCCGCCTGATTCGATTTATCAAAGCGCTGACATGGGAAGAAGAAAAAAATGCGCACATCCTTTTTCACTGTCATGCCGGAATTTCCCGTTCCACTGCGGCGGCTTTTATAGCATTAATATGTTATCCCGACGCTTATCCAACGCGTGCGCATCTTGAGTATGCTTGGAATTATGTTTTTGTGGTCCGTCCACAAGCTAATCCAAATATCTGGATGATTAAACTTGCGGACTATGTTCTTGGAGGACACCAATATATTGTTGACTTCGCGTTTAAAAAACTCAATCTTGCTGGTTACAATCTATCTATTCCGTCAGAGCTACACAATAAAACAATCATTACATGAAAATCGAACATCGTGGCGGGGCAATTACCGATACCGAAAAGGTAACAAATGACGTTACCGCAGCGGTCCTAGAGAAAACAAAAGAATATATGGAATTCCTTTCTAAGTATAAGGTTCCATTTTATCTTCGATATACGCTACCAAATGAGACATATTCTGGCGCATTTTCATGGTTAGACCAAAAGAAAACTCCAGAAGACACAAGAATCCACCTCATGATGGACTGCATCCAATTTTGGGAAGCTGAAAGCGGCTTACGTATTGTTGCCATGCCCCCATCCACTTTTAACTTAATTAATGAACAAGGTATTGATTTACCCGAACAAAAGGATTATTAATGTCATCTACAGATACAACCATACCAGTTGAAAAGCCTAAGTTTGAAATAAAGCCGGGTGAGATAGAAGTTAGGGAATTCCGAGCTAATTCTACCTCTCCAATTAGATTGACGCTAAAATATCTCCCAAAGAATATTGTCATTTCTCAGACTGGATATTCCCGATTGAGGGTTAGATTGGCGCTTGCCGCCGAACTAGAAAAGAAATTGAAAGAACTAGGATTGATACCAAATGAGCAAAATAACGATAACGGAAGCACAGTGGCAAGTTCTATTTGATACTTTGCGCGGTTCACTAAGTATCCATGATGGGGCCACGATTTGGGGTTTTACAATGGAAGCACGTAAGAATGTATTCGACTCCATTTGGACACAAATGAATAAAAACTCAACTACTATTATAAAAAATGAATAAAATAGCGACGATTGAGAAAATTCATTCTATAAGAGTTCATCCGAACGCTGATAAATTAGCATGTGCCAAAGTGCTCGAATGGCCCGTTGTCATCAAGAAAGACGATAATTATAAAGATGGTGACTTGGTTGTATTCATTCAAATTGATACAATTGTAGATAAGGATAATCCTTATTTTGCTTTTATGGAAAAGCAGAAATGGCGGACTTGGAACGCACGGTTTCGTGGCGAACCGAGTTCGGGTTTGGTATGTCCTCTTAAACTTGTGTTGAAAAAGGGTATGAAATTGGAGGATTGTATTGAGGGAACAGAAGTGTCCGAACTACTCAAGTGTACCCACTATGAAAAGCCGCTCGCCGCCGAAGTGATGGGTATGGCAAAAGGGAATTTCCCAACAAAATATGTTTCCATCACAGACGAAACAAATCTTCTTTCGGCCCCTCGTACTCTTAAGGAATTTGACGGATTAACCTGCTATATATCGATGAAGATGGATGGTAGCAGTTGTACGATGATTCGTAATGAGACGGAAGAAATGGTGTGTTCTCGCCGTCTGACTTTGAAAGAGGGTGATAGCGCATTTTGGCAAATGCAACGTAAATATGATGTCTTCAATAAAATGCGTCAACTTGGTATCAATGGAGCGTTACAGGGTGAAGTCTGTGGACCGAAGATAAACGGCAATAAAATGGACCTTACCGAATTGGACTATTACGTGTTCACATATAGGGACTTCAGCACTATGGAATATGTTGGTCTTTCGGGATTATATTCTATTTGTGGAAGTTTGGCCTTGCGTATGGTTCCAGTTTTGCATACGTTCCGTTGGGATGAGACTTGGAATATTGAGAGGTTGCGCGAATTTGCAAACAACCTTACCTACCCAAATGGTAAACCTGCGGAGGGTATTGTTGTGCGGCCCGTCCTTTCACGATATTCAGAATCATTACAGGGTATGTTAAGCGTGAAGATTATAAATCAAAATTATAAGGAATAATATGAAAAACGATAATGGAATATTCCACTTAAACTCAGATAATTTAGCGGATTTCACAAGGGATTTGTTCGATATCGCACATGACACGAATAGTAACGCTGATACTATCGCAAGTACCATAAGAGAATTTATGAGGCAGGGACTTAATATGGACGATATATTAAAAAAAACGCGAGCCGCTCTTATTCTATCGCGTCTGTCCGGTCTGTGTATTAGTGAATCTATAACAGTGTTAACAAATACTCTAAAAACTTTTGATAAGCTTACCACCACAACTACATTAAATAAGCTATCGAAAGTCGATACACATTTTGCCGCCTCCACGCGTGATTTAGTTGAAGCATTGGAGAGAGTTGGTGGGACGGCTAGAGATGCCGGTATTTCATTTAATGAGTTAATTGCGCTTATTGCCACAACCCGAGAAATAACAACGCGCAGCGGTGCGGTTATCGGAAACGCTCTTAAGACTATTTTTACACGTATTCATCAACCACTAACTCGTTCACAACTTGTATTTAGCGGAGTTCCTTTGGTTGGTGGCGAATCAACTTTGGAAGTTTTGACGCTCACTGTCAAAACTTACGAAACAGGAAGTGGTTTGCAAAAAGGATACATTGCGGAAATTTTGGGCGGAATCTATCAAATTAATATTGTTAAATCCATTCTAAGAGAGCGAGAACTTTATGAGAGGATTATTGAGATATGTAAGATAGCAACAGACAAAGCTATAGAACGTAATAATGCGATAAATCGCGCGCTTAATGAAGTTTCATAATGAAGAAAACAATACTCTATAATCTAACTTGGATTTGCATTATTATATATCTGCTTATTGCAATTTGGTTTGGTTGTGTTCTTTTGAACATAATACCACTACCGTCGCCCACAATATGGTATCTTGGTCTTTCGGCAAAGGTTTCAGCTTTTATTGCGTCGTGTTGGGCTACCTACGAACATTCTAAATTATAATTTATGGCGGAAGACCAAGTATTTGGATGGCATGAACAATTAAGTGTAGGTAATAAGGGAGAACGTTATTTTCAAACGTTATACCCTTCAGCCGTTAAGACGAACGGGCGCGTGGATGACTTCGTTTTAAACGGGAAACGGATAGAGTTGAAAACCGATACGTATTCTATGGCGAAGACGCCAAACTTCTTTATGGAGTATGTTGGAAATACAAAATCTGGCGCAATTGGTGGCCCTTGGAGAACGTGTAAGGACAATATTGATTATTTCGTCTATCTGTTTTTATACGACAAGAAACTTTTCTGGTTCAATGCATGTGAATTGGCCAAGTTCTTGGATGAGAAAATCAAAACTATGAAACCGAAGCGGGTAAAGAATGCGACGTATGAAGCGTATGGGTTTGCGGTAAACCGGGACGAAGTTGCTCATTTACAAATCGACCCAACGAAGATATGAAATATTTTCTTTACAAAGAATCTTTTGGCGATGATGGAAGGAAAAGACGTGGCCCCTTTAAAACCAAAGAACAGGCAATAAACAATGCGCTTTTATTGGTGACGAAAGATTTTAGGGATGTAGTAAAAAAGGATTTGGAAAAGAAAAATCGATATAATGATAGCGATTATTCTATTTGGGATGATATGAGTATTTGGCTTGAAGAAAGATAAATATGAAAACCAAGTATAATTACATTTGGAGTCAATTTGGGGCTAGTTCCTCGATGGGCGGCATTTACGCGAATAAAAGAAATCTCATGAAAGCTTTCAACCTTTGGCTGAAAAATCCAGAAATCCACCATTCTTTTACGGCGACCCATTTTTCAAAACCGCAAGAAATTGACGACACTCCCATTCCAGTTATTACAATTGGACTTGTAAAAACGACGACTGGCGCTACAAAAGTTTAAAATAATTCTTGACGTGCGCCGCTCTTTGATTTTACCTCAAATTCCTATGAATAAAACATTCCTCATTGTCGGCGGTATCTTCGCTGGCGGTTTTGCGCTGCTAGCTCTCGTCCTTGGTCTTTGGCTGATAGGTACTTATAATGATGCCGCAACCCTTCGAAACCAATATGAATCAAAGGTGGCGGCTAATTCTGCCGAATTTGATAACATGTGGAAGAAGATTCAGCAGACGGCGCAAGTGCCCGAGGCACAGAAGAACGCCTTCCGCGAAATTTTTGAGGGGTATGCAAATGCTCGCACGAGTGAGGGTCAGGGGCGCGTGATGACATGGATTAAGGAAGCCGCACCCACGGTTGATTTGCGGCTCTATGGTCAGCTTATGAATATCATTACGGGTTCTCGTGATGGTTGGACGCGTAACCAGCGCGAACTTGTAAGTATCTCTGAACAATACAATCAGCGGCTATCCGTCTTTCCCGGCAATTTTATCTTGCCTATGATGGGGTTTCAGAAAATCGTTCCCAAGGTTATTACGTCTACTCGAACCGAAGCCGCGTTCGCCACTGGCAAGGATGACGATGTTAATCTAAACATGGGAGCGAAGAAGTAATATGAAAATTCGAATACTTATCTTCTGTTTAATGCTTGTATCGCTCTGTATAGCTGTGTTTTTGGCTGCTCAAAATCTAAAATGATTCCCGCAGTCATATTCTACATTCTTGCCGTCATTCCATTCGTATATGGCGGCATTATGTGGGCGCTAGGCAAACGCGTCCATTGGATTGAGTGGATTGGTAATGCGGCGCTTTGTTTCGCGTTAGCGGGTGTCTTCCATTTCGTCGGTTTATACGGTCAGACAATCGATACGGAAACTTGGAGTGGACGAGTTGAACAGGCTGTTTTCCATCCTCGTTGGGTTGAACAGTATCAACAGATGCATACTCGTACTGTCTCTGATGGTCGTGGTGGCACGAGAACCGAGATTTATTACACAACTGAATACCGCACCCATCATGAATATTGGGTAGCCGAAACTACAATAAGTAACATTCGTATTTCAGAAGACAAGTATCATGAATTAGCGCAAAAATTTGGCAACCATATTGAAACTCGCTGGGTGCATAAAAGCGGCTTTCACAAGGGTGACCACAACATTTATATCGCTCACAACAAAACAGGTTGGTTGGAGCCAGTGACCGACACACGTTATTTTGAAAATCGCGTTAAGGCCGCACCCTCCGTCTTCTCATTTGAAAAGGTTCCAATCGATATAAAGGTATTTCCGTATCCCGTCAATGCGGACCCGTTTCGCTCTGACCGATTAGTGGGTACGGCGGCGAACACAGTTGATTATCTTACTTTCGACCAGTTTAATGCCGTTTTAGGTCCGTTATGCAAGGTGAACGTTATCCTCGTTGGAATGGGGGATGTTGATTCAATGATGGCGGAATGGCAGCGCGCGGCTTGGATTGGCGGCAAAAAGAATGATGTTGTTATAGTTTGGGGCGGCGATAATAAAAAACCAAATTGGGTAAAATGTTTCGGTTGGACGGACGAAGAGACTTGTAAGCGCAATTTGGAACAGATTGTCCTAGAGAATGGTATATCGAATGACGTATTGCCGCTTATCGGTAAGGAAATTCGCGCTAATTATAAGTTGAAAAATTGGAACGATTTTTCGCATATTTCTGTTCCGGTCCCGATGTGGGCGCTATGGTCTTTTATTATATTCATGCTTGTATCACAAGTAGCTCTATGGATATTCTTCCATAAAAACGAATACGATAAAGATGGTAACGGACATCGATATCCCTCGTATTATACAAACCATCGCTATTTTAAATTTCGTTAATATGATTGATGTAATAATCGATGCTCTGAAACGGTGTTTTAATCCTCGGCTAAGTTATCAACTTCCAACTGTTGGTTCGCGCTGGATTTTATTCATGAATAAGCACGCCCCAATATATACGGTTATCGCGACCTACCATGGAGATAATGGCAGTCCGGTATGTATCAAAAATGACGAATTGAATGATTATAAAGAAATTAATATTATTGAGTTTGTCAAAAATTGGAGAGAAGTTGGTTTCGACGCAAATGTTTATAATAAATATCGCGGAATCTATATAGAGATAAAGGCGGAACTTAACAAATGAAAACAACCGATACACACGTATACTTTTATTCGGGTGGAGAAATCTATTCGAATTGGCACTCGACACCCAAGCAATTCATAGACCCCTTGTTGGGCGACGCTCCGTTCGATTCCACAGAACAAGCCTTCATGATGTACAAAGCGCTGTTCTTTGGAGATAAGGAATCAGCGCAAATTATCGCCATGGAAACAGACCCATCAATGGTTAAAAGTCTCGGGCGTCAGGTAAAGAACTTCGATGAATACGCTTGGGATTGTGTTGCGCTTGGCTACATGACCTATGTCAACTATTTAAAATTCTCGCAAAACCCAGAATTCGAAAAACAGATTCTACAAACCGGCAACCGTATTTTAGTTGAAGCTTCCCGTAGGGACAAGATTTGGGGTGTGGGCTGGTACGAGAGCGACCCCGAAATTTTGGATGAACGTAATTGGCTTGGCCGCAATTTACTCGGTGTGGCGCTTATGAACGTCCGCCGTCTTCTAATCCAAAAAAGGGATAAGAAAGACCCTAGTTATAAGCCAAGTTATCCTCACACTCAAGATTTGCTTCGTAAAATATCATGATTGATTATGGTATAATTGATGCTTCTATTAAGCATTATGAAAAGTGCGGCTATACACGTGTGGAAACACCGTGGACCGTGACGAAAGCCGTATCTGATATCACGCGTCCGCCCGAAGCGAAGGAAATGTCGCTAAAACACGAAGATGGTAAGGTTCTTGTGGCATCTGGCGAACAATCCTTCCTTTATCAATATCTCAAGGGCTTCCTCCCCAAAGGTAAGTTTCAAACTGTCACGCCTTGTTTCCGGCACGACCCTTTTGATTCCCTACATACGAAATATTTCATAAAGAACGAATTGATTGTTACTGACTTTAATCCGATAGACGCGGCGTCGGTTCTCGAATCCGTTGTTCGGGACGCATTTATTTTCTTCAAAGACTTCTTTCCTAATTATTTACCAGAGGTTCAACCATTGAAAATTAAAGAAACCGGTTTACGACAATTCGATATTTTGTTTGACAACGTTGAATTAGGTAGCTATGGTATCAGGCGTTGCGATTTTTTAACATGGGTTTATGGTACGGGTTGTGCCGAACCCCGCTTCACTCTCACAAGAAAAAAATATGGTTTCACCACTTAATGTATTTAGTACCGATTGGCTCAAGAAAAATGCCAAATCAATCCATTGGTTTGGACTTGGGTTTATTCAAATCAAACTGAATGAATCAGAGCGCGTTCATTTTTATACATCCGCCCTTCCTAAAACTTCCACCGAAGAAGAAATCCACAATCATAGGTATAATTTTACCTCCCATGTACTTCGGGGTAGTCTCAAACAGAAAATATACGAGGTAGATATATTTGATTCTTTCACTACTGAAAATACACATTGGTTAACAGAAGAGACGTGTAAGGAAACAGAAAAGAAGACTTTTCCTACTCACCCCTGCAATATTAAGTGTGTACTAGATACGGAACATGGTTGGGGTAGTTCATATTACATACACCATGAAACTTTCCACCAAGTTGATTCAAGTAATGCGATTACATTGATAAGGCGTTCTCCTTATAAAAAAGAGACGGCGCAGATTGTATTTCCCGTTGGTAGTAAGCCTCTCTGTCCATTTTCGGTTAAACGTTCCGAATCAGAACTATGGGATATTGTACGGAACCTTTTATAATGGGTTATCATCTTAGAGATATTCCAAAGGGTAGTTTCGGTGGCTTCTCGAAAATTCAAGAAGAATGGGAAGAGTTGTTGGATGCACGCGAACAGCAGAGTCCCATTTTAGAACTGGTTGAATTTTCGGATTTGTTGGGTGCAATCGAAGAGTACGTATTTCTTAAATATAATATAAAGTTAGACGATATAATTAAAATGAAGGACGCAACCAAGCGCGCCTTCCAAACAGGAGATAGACAATGAGCGAAAATAAAAGTTACGCTGGTTTTAAAAACGGTAAAGTTGAGGCTGACCCATGTGATGGCACCGCAAAAGAATGTAATACAAGTTATCAAAATAAGGTGAATGCCGAACGGGAAAAATATTTCGCCTCTCTTACGCCTGAAATGCGAGAGCGATACGCGATGGTTCATGCTGCCGCCTCACTGCTGGACAAGGCGAAAATTCCGTTCCTCCTTTGTGCCATTCCGGAAGATGAAGATAGAGAACCTCTTGCGATTCAATATCAGCGATTCTCATATCGTGAATTGTATGATGAAAAAGGAGAATTGATTCCTGCCGCGCGCCTTCATTGGGCTGCTATGGCTTGGGAAATCATTCGCACGGGATGTTCGGTGACTTCAATCAGCTTTCCGACAATGGAAATTCTTTTTGCTGACGACAACGGTTACGTAATTCGTTCAATCAAAGAGGGTAAGACAGTTGATTATCCACGTCCGCCAGAAGGACTTGACATTCCTTCTCATAGTGCTCAAGATAAGAAAAATGAGTAATATTGTAGAATTTGTACGCTCCTTCGTAAAGGAAAAGCATGTCAACCAGAAACGTTGGAATGGTGACCCTTACTTTACGCATCTGGAAGCGGTTGAGAAGCTGGCGTTAGAGCGATGGTTAAAAACATTTTCAAACGCGACCACGCAGAAAATTATAAGTATCATTGCGCTCTCTCATGATATTTGCGAAGATATAAAGGAATTCGAGAACAAGGAATATAAAGTTGTCGCAATTTATCGTAAAGCAGATATTCACCAAGAAATAGGCGACCTTGATTGGGTTGATATTATTGACGCCCTACGCCGCCTAAACAAAAATAGATATCCTAACTATCTTGATTTTGTCCTAGCTGCAAGAGAAAATCCCTATTCTAAAATTGTCAAAATAGGAGACCTAAAACATAATTCTTCAGACCTTAAGCACGGAAACATGCGCGATAAGTATCTGATGGCGTTATATATCCTTGAAAACACGTGAATAACTCACTTGGAAAAGATAATATAATCGTTCCTTTTGAGGGGCGAACCGTCAACCCCAAGTGGGTTGTTCATGTTTATAGAAACTTGAATAAGCCGGGAAAGGTGTATAGTGTGCGACAACGCGGACGCGTCGTTGGACATACCGACCAGTTAATGTTACGTAAATGTGAATTCATTGTTAGTAAGGCGGGTCAGAAACGTCTGCGTGAAAAACAACAGAGAAATGTACATGCATGGGTTCGCGGCTATATTGCAACTGAGGGTGGTATGGGAACTACTGCCGCCGACCTACGGACGCTTCCGGCCAAAATCACATATGACCCATATACGGATGCGGGCTTTGTTTGTGAAAATTTGACAAAGTTTCCGATTGTAGTAAAGGGTGGCGATTGCGTCATATTTAATCAACGTGGTGTAACGGCGGCTTATATATATATCTAATTTTAATTATGAATACAAACGTTCTCGGTATTATTGGTACAGCGGGTCGCGGCTCGGACGCTGATAAGTTGTCGTTGGCTAAATTCAACGAGATGAAAATTGCTGCCGGTCGATTTATTAAGGAACATAAATTTACCCGCCTTGTTAGTGGTGGAGCGGCTTACGCTGACCACATTGCAGTTCAGGCATATAATGCTGGATTCGTATCGAGTCTCAATTTGGAGTTGCCATGTGAATTTAACATGGACGATGTAATGTTCCAAGTTGATAACCCTTCTGGCCCAATCTCCAACCTCTACCATCAGCGTTTCCATTTTAAGACTGGTATTAATAGTCTTGCTGAGATTAAGCGTGCAATTGAGAAGGGTGCGGTAGTTCGTACCGGTGGCGGTTTTCATGCCCGAAATAAGGTTGTGGCCGAAACTGCCAGTACGTTGCTGGCATTTACATTCGGTGCAGGTGCGCGACTTAAGGATGGTGGCACGTCGCATTGCATGGGTTATTTCCTTGGTATCAAGGACAAGATGCAAACTTGGCATTGTGATTTGACCACGATGCAGCTTTATAACCCCGCTGAAGTATGAAAATATATGTAGTTCGAAATAGTGAAGGTAAATTCTTTCGCGCTGTCGGATTTGGTGGGGGTAGTAAGGGAAATTGGGTTGATACTCTAGACAGGGCCAAGTTTTATACAAAAATTGGTCAAGCTAAAAGTCGTATCACGTTCTTTTCGAAGAATTACCCTGAATATGGCGTACCCGAGTTGATTGAGTTTAATCTTGATATTTCCAACGCTGTTGTGATGGATATGTCACGCGAAACAATCGGAAAGATTGAAGACCAAATACGGCGATATCAAAAGAAATTAGATAGTTTTAACCACTTGGGTGGCGCGTATGGTACAAATTACTATCAAAACCAGATAGATGGAGTTAAAAAGTGTGTGGCCAAATTAAAGTTTAAACATGGACAATGATAAAACAATTTTGGGTAAGTTGGAAAACCTCAAACATATCCACCGGGTACGCTATTACCTCTATAAGATGATTGAAGAGTTGGATGCCCGCGCCCGCGCGCATGATGCATCCAAACTTGAAAGTCCCGAGGCTGAAATTTTTGGAGAGCATTGGGACAGCCTGCGGACTACCGAATATAATTCACCCGAGTACAAGGCTCTGTTGGAAAAGATTAAACCGGCACTGGATAATCATTACGCCAAGAATCGCCATCATCCTCAGCATTGGCCAAACGGCGTTAATGATATGACGCTCATTGATATTTTGGAAATGTTGGTTGACTGGAAAGCGTCCACTGAGCGTAATAAAAATGGTAATATACGCACTTCGATTGAAAAGAATGTGGAGCGTTTTGGCTTATCTGAACAACTTGCTCAAATCATGCAAAATACGGTAAGGGAGATGTTTAAAGAATGAGAATCTGGCGCTTTGAATTCGACGATTGGGAAATTAGACGCTTTAAGCGTTTTATGGTCGGCGCGTCACCCTTCTTGATTATTTGGGTCGCCTTCGGACTTGGATATTTATTTGGAATATTTGATGATTTTTATTGGTGGACTCTTCCATATATTGCCACATCTATTGCATTATTTATAATGTCGATAAATAAATGCTCGGATGAATTTAAGTGGAATAATTATTGATTATGAAAGATGCTCTTGGTGATAGGATGAAATCCAATTATGAGGACCGTGCGAGATATTTTCTCCCGCGCCGCTCATATACGATTATACGTATTGATGGAAAAGCATTCCATACCTATACGCGCGGCTGTACTAAGCCCTTCGATGAGGGTTTGATGGAGGATATGCAAGCCACTACTAAGGCGCTGTGTGAACAGATACAGGGGTGTAAATTTGGTTATACACAGTCAGACGAGATTAGTTTGGTACTTACAGATTTTGACGAACTTAACACTTCGGCATGGTTCGATGGGAATATTCAAAAGATAGCCAGCGTCAGCGCTTCTATTGCGACTGCAACATTTAATCGATTGAGATATGTCCGTTATATGTATTCTTCGGAGATACCTTTTTCAGAAAGAATTTTGGCCCATTTCGATGCCCGCGTTTTTACAATTCCGTCCCGTTCTGAAGTTTTAAACTATCTCCTTTGGCGGCAAAACGACGCCAGCAAGAATAGTATTTCAATGGTGGCATTGGCGCACGCTTCTCACAACGAACTGGAAGGTAAGAATAGTAAAGAAAAGCAGGAAATTATATTCCAGAAATCGGGGAAGAATTGGAATGATTTGCCCGTTCATCATAAGAGGGGTAGTTGTGTATATAAAAGTTATCTCGATGGCGCTCCGATTATAGGTTCTATCTGTATAACAAAAGTTTTGGGGTGGAAAATAGATAACAATGCTCCACGTTTTAACGAAAACTGGTCGTGGTTCGATGATAAGATTCCTGTTTTACAATGAGTAAATTTATACAATTACAGGATGAAGTATACGTGACGCTTTTACGTTATTCTAACGCTATCGACCGTCTCTGGCAGCATAGCGAGGTTACCCGAGAAGTCGTGCGCCAACATTTTGGGGATAGCCACTCTCCTATGGTATTGGATGCTCTCAATTGGCTGATGCAGCGGCAAGCGGCAGCAAAATTGCAACTATCTCAAAATGCGCCAGTTAACAATCCTACCGAAAATAAAGTTGACGAAATAGAAAAAAAGTAAGTGATGGCGCAATGCAACAGACACTTTTTATTCTTGCGGGTATCTCATCTTCTGGTAAGAGTACATACGCACAGACACTTGCCCAACAGACTGGTGCTGTTATCATTTCCACCGATTCCATACGAAAGGAATTGAGCGGCACGGAGGAAGACCAAAGTAAAAACGGTTTAATTTTTACAGTCATCCTACCCCGCCGTATTCACGAAGCTTTAAAAGAGGGTAAGTCAGTGATTGTCGACGCAACGTCACTTAAACCGGTTGATAGGGCCAATCTTAGTGTTCGAGCGAATTTTAACACTCGATTGGAGTGTCATTATACCGAACCGGATGTAAAGCGGGCGCTTAAATTCCAAGAAGGAAGACAGCGTAAGGTGCCTGAGTCTGTAATCCATAAGCAAGCTTCTAAGTTTGTGACACCTACCTATCACGAAGGTTTCGACCGAATTTATAATATAACCAAGGACTGTGAAATAGTCGGGCTAAAACAAGTAACCAAATGAAAAAAGATACCTACGTTCGAATTACAAAGGTTGCGGAGAAAAACCCCAATTCGAACGGGGTGACGGTGAAATATTGGGTAGAGGGAATTCTGATTCGGGATATTACTGTTGGCGACCATATTAAAATGTGGCGAATGCGCAATATAAACTACCCCACTGGTAGGGCGGGCGTATTCAACACTTCGGTAGTTATTTCGATTGAGGGCAATCTTGTTGAGACTGAGAATTCTACCTATAGAATTACCAAAAGAAGTATTCCAGAAAAATTAAAAGAAGGACACGGATGAATGGCAAAGGAGACAAATCAAGAAATTGTTTTAGCGCCCAATATAAATCGAATTATGACGCGATTGATTGGTCTCCAAAGAAAACAAGTGATGAATGGCATAAGGAATTGTGCCCCGACACTATCATTTTGGACCCGGATGGTTGGGACCGGTCGAATTTCGAAGAAAGCTGGAATGAAAAAATCAGTCGCGCAGAATTTATCCGGCGTCTAGGAATGTCTACGATTAGGTTTGACGAAGAGGTTTTAAAGCTTTTTGATGAGCAGAAATGACCAAGAAGTTCCATATCACCGCCTTCAGTAAGGGGCTTTACTCCAACTGGTTCTGGCATCACCCATCTCGAACCTTGTTTGATATTGGGGAGGGCTTCGCCACGTATGCCGGAAACCATATTTTTGGAGTCGAGCGGATTTGCATCAGCCACGCGATACATGGAGACCATATCGGCGGCTTGGCAACCTTTCTGGGGATTCGGAATTCATCCCGAGGCGACAAGGAAAAGCCACTGGATATTTATTATCCTGCGGACGATGCCGCCATACACGATTACATTCACTTCATTAGCAAACGATTCGGTTCATGGTTGTCTTTCAAGGTTAATTGGATTCCAACCGAGGTTGGTTGTAAGTTCCAACTTGATGCCCATCACTGGATTGAAACATTCAAACTTCATCATACCAAGAAATCCACCACACTCGGTTATAAGATTGTGGAGGCACGAACACGTCTCAAAAAGGAATACGTTGGAAAGCATATTCCTACACTACTCAAGGTTGGTGTTACATCTAAGGATTTTAGCGAGTCGTACACTGCGAATATGCTCGCTTACTGCTTAGATGCATACGACTTGGATTCTAATGATATCGCTAATGCAGAATTAGCAATCATGGATTGTTCGTTTTTGAATGCGAAAGACAGGGATGAATCTACACACTTCACACTGGACGAAGCATTAAATCGAGCGTGGGAAGCCAAAGTGAAGCATGTTGCGATTGCGCATATTTCAAGCCGATACTCACCCAAGGATATTGCGGACGCTGTGTATAAGCTTGATGAATCTCGGATAGTTGTACATCCAAACAAAATTAATGAATTCTAAATATGAGTGATTATATAATTGTCGAATTAGTTGATGGTAATGGTATAAGAGGTTGGGCTTTGAAAAAGCGCCGCTGGTGGGGCGGCTTTACTTTTATTCGTCAATATGGCGACTTTCCGTTTATGTTGCCAATTATCGTTTGGCGTAGTGAAGCGGCGGTTAAAGATTATATTGAATTCTATCTAAGAGAGAAAAGGTCTAAAGAATTGAAGATTGTTAGAAGTTATTCTGTTAAACAATATGACGTTCAAGACCATATGGGATGGGTGGAATGCCGAACATGGTGGGAAGAAAAAGACCGCTTGATTCGTGAGCGCGCCGAAAGGATTGGGCGCGAAATGGATGCATTGCGCAAATACAACTCACTTCATGGGATTAAAACCCCGGTGCCACCAGATGTCTATCCAAATCCTATTCGGATTTTGAGAGATATCATTAACGATTATCGTAAATTAGATAGAGAGATAATGAAATCTAATGTTATATGAATTTACCTCAATCAATCATCGACGCAATGGACAAGCTTTTATCTGGATATGAATTCCGAAAAGGTAAAGCTGTTCAAATCTACTGGCGCGGCAAGATTATAAAAGCGCAGAGTGGCAAGGCCGTCTGGCCTAGCATCGGCGCGGCTAAAAACGCATTTCGTCTCTTCGATTGGAATACTTCAATCAAAAAACCGTTCAAGGAAGCTTTTCCGGACCGCGTGAAAGTATATTCTTCGTACACAGATATTCCCACTGACCTATGGAACGAAGTGATTGACGAATTGCAACGTCTTGGTTTGCTGGAATTTAGGGTTTTTGGACAAAATGGATAAAGTTCCAATCGAACAATTTTTAAACATAAAAAATGCCGAAATTGCATATTTTCTAGGATTTCTATGGGCAGACGGCTGTGTTGGAGATTATAGAAAGAAAAAACACTACGTTCAGATAACCATAAATAACGAAGATTTTAAAAATCTCCATGTGGTTTTCAATAATATTGGAAACTGGAACGTCTATGAATATAAACCGAGAAAAGGAAAATTACTTAAAACAATAAATATTTGGGATAGAAAGTTAGCAAGGTTTCTACAAAGATTAGATTATTGTTCTAAAGCTAAAAGTCCAACCAAAGTGTTAAAAATTATACCCAGTTCTTTGAAGCGATATTTTTATCGTGGAATAATAGACGGTGATGGATGTATAGCCATAGCGAAAGATGGTGCAGCTAGAATTTGTATTACGGGTCCGTTTAATCAGAATTGGAAATACGTTTTTGAGATTTGTAAAAAATTAAAAATTATCCCAAAAGTATCTCTTCGTAAATTTAAAAATTCCAGATGGTCAATGATTTATTTCGGAAAACGAAAATTCGTACTTGACTTTTGTCGGTTCATCTATCAGGGTTATCCTAATGATGCAATTGGTCTGAAAAGAAAATATCAAAAATATCAACGAATCTTAACTAAATATGAGTAAAAATATTCAACTGGTCCTAGTGGATTGCCAGAACGACTTTTGTGACCCAAAAGGCGCGCTGTTTGTTAAAGGTGCCGATAAGGATTGCGAACGCATTGCGGCTATGATTCGCCAACATGGGGATAAAATTGATGACATTCGCATCACACTTGATTCCCACGTTCCTTTGCACGTTGCACATGGCGTTTGTTGGCAAGATTCTAAGGGAAACAACCCTCCACCCTTTACGTTTATTACGAAAGATGATGTAGTTTCCGGAAAATATAGGGCGACCAATCCAACGTGGCAAAAGCGGTATTCTGATTATGTTCGGAGTCTTTCTGCGGGCGGCATGGTTATTTGGCCACAACATTGTTTGATTTCAACATGGGGTCACGGGTTGTATCCCTGCGTTATTGATGCGGTAAATGAATGGCAGAATAAGTATTTTGCTGTCGCTGATTTTGTAACGAAAGGAAGCAACATCTTCAGTGAACATTTTGGCGCTGTAGCAGCGGAAGTTCCAGACCCCGCCGACCCAACCACAAACATTAATACCACTTTCGTTAAACGGTTGGAAGATGCGGATGTTTTGTTAATTTGTGGTGAGGCACTATCTCATTGTGTTGCGACGACTGTGCGCCAAATCATCGCTGAATTCGGTGTTCAACACGCCAAGAAGTTCGTTATTCTTGAGGATGCGGTTAGCCCCGTGCCCGGTTTCGAAAACCTTGCGGATGACTTTGTAAAGGAAGTGAAGGCGCAGGGTGTACAGTTCGCCAAGACAACTACCTTCTTCAAGTGAGTTGTATACTTCCTTTAGCTCTATTTTTTATCTTCTGTATGGTCGTTATTGTTATAGCTAACAAAATTGCGATTGCGGAAGAATATAATCGAAATAACAAATAATCTTATGCCAAAATTAATGGGTCAGGCTGACACGACGGTTCTTAATACCGTTTCACAATTCGGGTTCACGGCACAGCGTCCGGAAACCCTCGGAGCCAGCGAATATACTCTCGTTGGTATTGCAATCGATGTTTCGGGTTCTGTACAACCCTTCAAGGCCGGTCTCGAAAAGGCTTACAAGGAGATTGTTGGAAGTTGTCGCAAGAATCCTCGTGCTGAAAACCTGCTGATTCGTGCGGTTGCGTTCAATACGAACTTGAATGAACTTCACGGCTTCCAAGGTCTTGATACAATCGACGAGTCGAAAATTTCACTTAACCCCGCTGGTGGTACGGCGCTATTCGATTCGGCGCTGGAAGGCATTGAAGCAGTTGCAACCTACGGGAAGCAATTGGCCGATATGGATTATCTCGTCAATGGCGTTATATTCGTTGTGACAGATGGCGAAGAGAACTCTTCTATTACCGCCAGCCTTTCCAAGATTAAGGCGACTCTGGATAAGATTCGTAAGAGCGAATCCCTTGAATCTATCAAGGTAATTCTAATTGGAGTTGGTGATGAAACGGGTATTAAAAATTATCTGGATGATTTCGCCAATCAGGTAGGTCTCGACCAGTTCGTTCATATCGATAAGACCGATGCGAAGGCACTCGCTAAGTTGGCCGACTTTGTAAGTCGTTCGATTAGTTCGAGTAGTCAGTCGTTGAAAACCGGTGGTCCATCACAGAATCTTACGATTTGATGAATTTGGAGAATGTCACTCCCCAACATGTAGTAAAGGCGCATCAGTATCTTTACTATGTGTTGGGGACGGCAGTTTGGTCTGATTACGATTACGATAAATATTGCCGTAAATATGGCATAGAGGGTGGTGGCGGCTCTGATTGCGCCGAACACTATTCAGAAGACGAGAAAAAACTAGCCCGTTTATTCTTAGAAGGTTATTATGTCAATCCAGAAATCTAAAAACGAATTGCCGAAATGTTTGGTGCGCGACGATGGAGAGCGGTTTCTATCCAACGGAGATGGAACCTACTCCATGGAACATTCCAAACAGTCTCCACCCTACCGATATAACTTTGCCGACCTAATTAATCTTGGCTGTTTTAAAATTGAGACGGACGACCTTATTTTGTCTGATGGATTGCCCCCGAGGAAAATTGGCAACTTTCATCTTGTTCGTACCAAAGAAGATTATGAAAAAATCTACTATTACAAGAGTAAGATAAAAAAATATCCAAGAGAATATCCTTGTGTTGTAAAAATAGAATCGGAGGGCGGCGGTATTGGTGGGGATTATATGCAATACTACGCTACTTATTTTCCTCGAAATGTTCAATCCAACTTCGCTTATTGTCTCGGATTGAGTGCTGCGTGGCATCCGCTATGACCATTGACCCCAGAACCGTCAGAATTATCGATGTCTATGTTCAAAAAGCGCGTGAAGAGAAATGGCCACTTATTGAATTTTCTTGGGGTTGGGAAGAAGAACATAACAAGCATTATCAAAAGATAATTTGTCAATATTGCATGGCAAAATACATGGGTTGCCGAATAAAGAACGTGGGATGGGGCATGACAATTGAATTTAAGCATGATTAAAACCGATTCATATTACGAAATTGGTGCTGGACATATCTTTTGCCAAGATTACGCCAAAAGCGGAAGTTTTATAGTTGATGATAAGCGGTATCATTATGCTATCGTTGCGGATGGATGTTCTAACAGCATGGATACAGATGTGGGAGCGCGCGTATTAACGTATCACTTTATCAATGCGGCCAGATTCTTAATTCGTAACGGTCAGATTGACTCACTCAAGGTAGAACTTGGTTTGGCAATTCTAGATGGTACGTTTAGTCTGCCATGGAATAGAATGTTCCCAGATGAAACGTTACTAGACTCTACGATTGTGGCTTTGCTCTATGACGAGTTAAACGATAACCTATATTCGTTTTGTTGGGGAGACGGTTCACTCTATTTCAAGTACAAATCGAATGATGGTTATTTGACCAAAATTTCATTCGATTCTAATGCGCCATTTTACCTCTCTTATTTACGGAATGCCGAACGACGACAGGAATATGAAAGAGTGTTTGGTACGAAATTTGGCACACGCGCGGGATATATCGTAACCCCAACTCACCTGACAGAAGTCCCCGAAACGGTCGAATCGGGTGTCAAATTTCATTACGAAAAATATTCAGACGCGTCAAAAAATCTTGCTTTTGCGTCGGTCTTCTCTGATGGTATCGACACTTTCCATAAGAAGGACAACTCTAATATGACGATGGCAAATCATGTACTCTTTGGTGAACTTGGCGGCTATAAGAATTTCCATGGGGAATTTGTCAAACGACGCATGATTGCTTTTAAGAGACAATGCGCCAAGGATGGCTGGCAACATTTTGACGATATTTCAGTTGCCACAATTAATTTTATATGAGCGTTATTATAGATAATATTATTGAGTCAAATCAAAAGGTTGACTTTCTACATTGGTTAGAGACAATGGGTTTTAAAATCCGGCTCGACCTAGTGGGGAGTCATATCAGGGCTACGTTAGTAGGCACACAATACGCTTGGGCTGGATATGGAGAAGCGGGAGTAAATGAATTCACCGCTTGTGGAGCGACGAAAGAAGGTGCGATAGAGTCTTTGAAAGGAGTTTGCTCCGGAAGAAAATATCATCCAAACGCCAAAGATTATCTTTTTTTTGTGAAGTTTGGCCGAACGGAACGATTTCCACAATTTAAATGAAACGTGGTAGCGGCATGCATATGACCAGAAATGGTCCCAAACCAAACAAAGGATGCTGGTATCACACCCATATAACAGAATGTGCTCTTTGTTGTCGCCAGATTATTCGTAAGCGCAGGATGTACACTCCCAAACCGATTCACTATGAAGAACTTTCTCATTGGGAAAATGACGCATGTATGGCTCATTTTCTATAAGTTAAAACGCGGCTATTACAATTGGGTTTATAGCGATATCGACGAAAACCTTTGCATGTGCGGCAGTTATATGGGTAAAGGTGGAGATATTTGCAGGCATGGTGGTTGTTGTTCCGCGAAGGAAACAGCGATGGCAAAACATTTTAAATGAACGATACGGAAAAAAGAGATATTTATGCTTTGATTCTTGCGGGTGATGAAGTCATGAAATATCGCGAACACCTGTCTAATTGTGAATTCTCAATGACTGAGTTTTGTACATGCGGAAGGAAACAGGCGGCAGACACGTGGAGACGACATAAAAAAATGGTGATGGAAATTTATATAAAATGACTGGCACCTATACAGTTGGCGGTAAAACCGTCTCATTAACACAATCTGACTACGTTGCATCGGGCGGCGAAGGTGCAATCTTCGTAAAGGGGCACGATGCTTACAAACTGTATCATGAAGCCTCCAAGATGATTCCCGAGGGTAAAATTGTGGAGTTGTCGGTACTCCGCAATTTGAACAACGTACTTGGGCCGCAAGAAGTCATATACAAGAATAACAATCCAGTTGGTTTTGTTATGAAGTATGTGAAAAACTGCGAATTCCTCTGTAAACTCTTCTCGAAAGGGTTCCGAGATAGAAACGGTTTTTCAAATACAGATGCGGCGGCGCTGGTCAAGATAATGCAGGATACCCTTAAGGGAATTCATGCGCACAAGATTTTGGGCGTAGATTTGAATGAGAATAATTTTCTTACTTCGGCGCAATTCGATAATGTATACTTTATCGATGTGGATTCCTATAAAACGGCTTCTTATCCAGCCACGGCATTGATGGAATCGGTGCGGGACCGTAAGGTAAAGGGACACAATTTCACCGAACTGAGTGATTGGTTCAGCATGGCAATTACAATGTTCCAGTTGTACATTGGTTGCCATCCTTATAAGGGGCGTCATCCCGACTTTGCGCCAAAAGATTGGATGGAAATGATGGACAAGGGGATTAGCGTCTTTAATAAGAAGTGTAAGCTGCCACCCGCCTGTCAAGATTTGAACGTGATTCCAAAGGGACACCTACGCTGGTTCGAGTCGATTTTTGAAAAGGGGGATAGGACGTTGCCGCCCGAACCGGACGCAATCGCGCCAATGGGTTCAGTCGTTGCTAAGGTTGTACTTAGTAATGATAAGTTTGACATCGTTGAGGTGCGTAATTATAAAGCCCCAATTTGTGTCGTTAGATTCATTGATGGAGTGTGCTGGGTTATTACAGATGGAACGGTTTGGGGTGATTCGAAGACATTCTTCGCTTCTACCCCTGTCACTGGTTATACTCAAAAGCGCATTGTTCATGATTTGGTCGCGACACATGGAGATAAGCCAGTATGGTTGCGTTGGAACAAGATAAACGGGACTCTATCCTACTCGACCTACGATAATGTTAGTATAAAACACCTTGGGGAAATCGCGTGTCAAAATGGATTCTTCGTTTTGAATCGGTGCGTCTATACGGTGGTACGTGATTCCTTGGTTGAGTTGTCCTTCAGAAATTCGGGCGTGAAGATAAATGCCCTACAACAGTACATCGCAAATATCTTCCACAATCATAAGATTTTTGACGGGATAGTGTTGCAGGATATGTTGGGAACCTGTCGTGCCGCTATCCCTTACGAAGCCGGTCGCTGTGCCATTGTGCGTATCAAGGAGTTAGACCGCTGCCGAGTTGTGGGCGCTAAATATGATAGTGGAGTGGCAATTATCATTGCAGAACGTAATGGTAAATATGAGCGCCATACCCTGATATTCAACAAGGACCACACTTCTTATTCGGGACGAGTTGAGCACGATGCTGTCTTGGAAGAAGTTAATTTCAGTGTCAAAGATAACGGTGTTTGTATTGCAGAAAATGGCGATAAATTGGAAATCTTCCTTGACAATGCAAAGGTTAAGGTGGTTGACTCGCCGCTCAACGGTGGAGAAAAAATCACAATTTACAAAAACGACACTTATATTGTGGATGGCAATTCACTTTATAAAATCTCTGCAAAATGAAACTTTCTCAATATCTTGAAACGCTTGTAATTGGGTTCATACTTGGTTTGGTTACATTGGTATTTCTGATTAAATCCGGAATCGTATTTATAAAATGGAATCTTTAGAGCAGCAGAAAAAGGATTTGGAGGCTCGAAAGCAAAAGCAACATTTCGAAGATAGCTATTTATCGGACGACCCCGATGGCTCTGGACAGGCGCATTCAAATAAAATGTGGGCAGAAATATTCGCCATAGAAGCAGCGCTTACCCAAGAAGAACTGAAACAGGTTAAACAAAAACTTGAAATTCCTCAACCCGGTACAATTCGCCCAATTACACTTGATGAGGTTACGAAACATAAAGAAAAGGTGATACCATCTGAAGTTATCGAAAGCTTCAACGAGTTAATTGCGGCCAATTGGAGTGGCTCGTACTCCCAATTTAAACAGAAAGATATACTAAGGTTGATAAGTAAAAAACTCAAGCTACGACATTCAACTATTTTTGACCGAGGCTATCTTGATATCGAACCAATATACGAAGCGAAAGGTTGGTCGGTAACATATGACAAACCCTGCCGGAATGAAACTTACGAACCAACTTTTAAGTTTAGTAAAAAGTAATAAATCTAATGTCTATCATAAAATCAATTCTTGATTTGGACTTATATAAGCTGACCGTAGGGCAACTTATCTTCCAGAAATTTCCTAGAGTAGAAGCGCGCTATCGCATGTCTGTTCGGAATATCGATGCGGTTGATTTTTGGCGTTATTCCTATGGTTTAGAAGAAGGAATCATGGAATTAAAAAATCTTTCTCTTACCCGTGACGAAGCGGATTATCTTCGTTCATTAGGTCATTTCACCGAAGATTATATTCATTTTTTGATGGGTTCACCCCTCAGTCCGGAAAGAGATATTGTGTCTTACTGCGTCGATAACGATATCCGAAAGCATTTACCGGAAGCTATTGGACCTTGGTATAAAATAATGCTATATGAAACATTTATTCTTTCGATTTGTAACGAGCACTATTCGAAAAGATATTGTAGCAGAAATAGTATTCACGAAGACAGTGTTAAACTCACTGGTAAGACGCGTTTAGAAGACAAGATTAATAATCTCAAAGAATATAATGAAATACTTGTCACAAAGTCTTTGCCACCCGTTAATCTGATTGAATTTGGCACGCGCCGCCGTTTATCTGCTAACTGGCAGGAATTTGTGGTTGAAGAACTTGTTAAAAATAAAGTTATTTTTGGCACAAGTAATGTAAATTTAGCCCGACGTTTAAATATTAAACCGGTTGGAACGTTTGGACATGAATACGTCATGGGGATGCAGGCTATGGGGCGTATACAAGATAGTCAGTCTGATGCCTTTCATCTATGGTATAACACGTTTGGAAGCGCGCTGGCGATTGCACTAAACGACACTTTGGGAACCGATAAATTCTTACGAGATTTTGATAAGGATTTGGCGACGAAATATCGTGGCCTGCGCCATGACAGCGGCGACCCTTTTCATTGGGCTAAAACAATGATTAAGATGTATGAATTATATGAAATCAATCCCAAGACCAAGACGTTATTCTTTTCAGATGGGTTGGATTTTGAAACAATGTTCAAAATACATCGGGAAATCTCGCCCGAAATAAATGTGGCATTTGGTATTGGAACAAATCTGACAAATGATACGTTCATTCCTGTTCCGCAGGTTGTAATGAAGATGACATATTGTAACGGACAACCCGTTGCCAAACTGTCAAATAATCCAGAAAAGGCGATGTGCGTAAGCCCCCAATATTTGGAATATATTAAATACGTAGCGCAAAACCTATGAAATACAAAATTATAACGGTACAAGCTGGGAATATAGAGTGTTTTCATGAGGTTCAATCAATGTTGAATGATGGATGGCGCGTACAACACGTCGCAGCTAATGATATGCGTTTTGTATTTGTGTTGTATAGTACCAACGAAAAACATATCAATGGATGAGATGGCGGATTATTAGCCACTTTCTTCTTGACGGTTTCATATTCCTCATTCTTTCTCTCACCAAATGAAAATCTTACTGGCGCAACTCAATCCTATTGTCGGTGACTTACGAGGGAACTTTGAGAAAGTTTACCTTACCATTAAAAATTACCACGGAGCAGAAATCATTGTATTCCCAGAACTTACGCTTACAGGTTATCCGCCGAATGATTTGTTGCTGCGGCGCGGCTTCGTGGAGGAACAGCTTGCTTATGTTGAAGATATTCGAAAACTAACCACGGAAACCGAGGCAACAATTGTTTTAGGCGTGGTGACACGCAATCTGGGAGTGGGTAAGCCACTTCAAAATTCGGCGGTGGTGTTTAAGAATGGGTTGGAGATAATGCGATACCACAAGCAATTACTCCCAACCTATAACGTGTTTGATGAAGCGCGTTATTTTGAACCCGGCAAATTTAATCAACAAAACTATTTTAAAGTTGGCGGAAAGTCGTTCGGATTGCTTATTTGTGAAGATTGTTGGAATGACGAGGCGATTTGTGATGCCCCAATCTATCCAACTAACCCCGTTGCTAATACAATGGGACTGTTTCAGCCGGACGCCTTGATTACAATCAACGCCTCGCCATCACATATCGGTAAACATACTCAGCGATATGATATGTATAATCGACTATCTAAGAAGTATGGCGTGCCAATTGTTTATGTCAATCAGGTTGGTGGTCAAGACAGCTTAATCTTTGATGGGCATAGTTTTGTTGCATTTCCGAAAAGTCGTGTTCGTTGCGGCGTCGGGTTTTTGGAAGAGATGTGGTTGGTTAATTTGGACGGAACCTGTCTTGAGTATACAACTAATTGTGACGAAAATGCGCTGATTTATAATCACCTTGTTCTCGGTCTTCGGGATTACATGAAGAAGAACGGTTTTAAGAGTGCTGTTGTTGGTTCATCTGGTGGTATCGACAGTGCGGTAGTGTTGGCGCTCGCTAGTGACGCGATTGGCGCGGAAAACGTGACGGCAATAACAATGCCCGCGCAGTATTCTAGCAAGGGGAGTGTTGATGATTCCGTTCTTCTCTGTAAGAATCTGGGTATCCGCCTATATAATCGTAATATTGAGTGGGAAACGCAATACGCAATTGAGACGTTCTCGAAAACATTTAAAGACGAAATAACGCCGCCGAAACGTCTCACCATTGAAAATTTACAGCCGCGCATTCGTATGCGGATTCTGATGGAGTTTAGTAATGAATATGGGGCGCTTGTACTCAATACAACTAACAAATCTGAAGCATCCGTTGGTTATGGTACAATCTTCGGCGATGTTGCTGGTGGCTTGGGCGTATTAATGGATGTATACAAGATGGAAGTTTACGATTTGGCGCGTTGGTACAACGAATTCAAATCTGGTCCAATCATTCCAACCGCTATTATCGATAAAGCGCCCAGCGCTGAATTGTGGGAAGGGCAGAAAGATACCGATAGTTTGCCGCCTTATCCAGTTCTTGACGCATTACTCAAACTCTATCTTGAACGTGATTTGTTGACCCGGACCGAAATTTCCCTTAACAAAGGCTTGATTCAAGATTTAACTCTAAAGGAGATTAAGCGCATTCTTAAACTGGTTGATGGTGCTGAATACAAACGTCGGATGGCGCCCCCATGCTTGAGGATTCATCGTCGCGCATTTGGATTTGGCCGCAATTTGCCAATTACCCAAAGGCATCCCGTTAGTTTTGAAAATGTAATTTAATCCACATGAAATCTGAATATCCGAGGGCAAATATCACCGCAGATATCATTGTATATGATAGGCGTGGCGACCGTATCCTGCTTATTAAGCGGGCGAATGAACCGTTCAAGGGTATGTGGGCTATTCCGGGTGGCTTCTTCAATTCGGAAGCACATCATGACGAAATACAAGATGTGTCTCTACGTGCTGCCGCCGCACGAGAATTAAAAGAAGAAACGGGAATTGATATTTACGACCCAAATCTCAAAACAACCTTTTCTTTCCTGACGATTCAGGATGCACCGGGGCGCGACCCTCGCGGGCGCACGATATCCATCGTTTATGTTTTGACGTTGTGGGATATGCAATTTGTCAGTCCGAAGGCGCAAAGTGACGCCACCGAAATTCGATGGTTTAGTCTTCGAGAACTTGTTGATAACCAAATATCTTTGGCGTTCGACCACCATGACCAAATTTTCAAATTTGCGCGCGGCATCACATACATTTAAATAAAGTTCTTGACGGAACATGGGAAATAACCCTATCTTCACCCCCCCCTAAATTCTATGAATAGACTCGAAATACTTATTATTCTCGCCATTTTACTGGCACTCGTTATCTGGTTCTTCAAATCGAAGAGATTTGATAATTTTCTCAATTGGCTTCTAGGGTCAGATGAGGTTAACGCACAGATAATTAAAAACGAAAAGGCTTATCTTGAAAAACGCGAGGCATCTCTCAAAGATATCGCCGAACGGCAGAAGAAATATCTGGAAGAACAGCAAAAAGAACTTGAAAAGGTTAAGATTTAATAGTCGGTAAACCTTATAATATAATCAAATATGAAGTATACACAAAACGATACGTCGTCTAACGCGTTCCCAATTAAGGGAATCATTAAATGGGGAGCAATTGGTTTGGCTATTATTGTAGCTATTTCCAGTTTCTTCGGTCTGGTCGGAAAAAATGATGACCAAAATTGGCAGGTTCTCCAATATCCTTGGGGTACAGTTGAGGTTGTTGATGGTCCCGGTTACTATATGAAGTGGTTTGGCAGTGTGTGGACTTATCCACGTAATTATCAATTTGAATTTACGAAGGAAAAGACCAAGGATTCACCAACTGACGAATCGACACGCGTCACCTTTAATGACGGTGGCACTGCCGATATGGATGTTATGATTCGTATCGCAACGCCGCCCACAAAGGAACAAAAGCGTCACTTCCATCGTTTGTTTGGTGGTAATGAAGATAATGTAAAGAGTGCTGTTTGGGGACATATCTCAAATGTGCTCAAGGCAACCGGTCCGCTTATGTCAGCGTCGGAGCACCAGTCTTCGCGCAAGGGTGAATTCAATCAGGTTGCAACCGAACAATTGAATTTGGGCCTTTATGAAATGCGTCGCGTCGAACGCGTTCTTGATGACCAAAAGGACGAAAAGGGTAATGGTATTCGTGTATTCGCCACTGAAGTCGTATTAGATAAGGACGACAAGGTGAAGGTTTCACAAGTATCGCCCTATGTCTCATTTGGTATTGGCGTCACGCAGTTTTCCATTACCGAAACTGATTATGACGAACAGACCCGAAAGCAATTCGCTCAGAAGAAGGATTCATTCCTTAAGGCTGAATCTGCAAAGGCACAGCGCGAACAGGAAACTCAACAGCGTCTCATGATTGTAGAACAGGGTTTGCGCGAAAAGGCCGAATTCGAAGCAAAGGCTAATAAGGAAAAGGCCGCAGCCGTTATCGAAGCACAAAAGCAAAAGGAAGTAGCCGAGTTGAAGGCTAATCAGGAAAAGGCTGTTGCCGAAACGAATGCAACGCGCGAATTGGAGGTCGCACGACTCGAAAAGCAAAAGGCTGAAACCGAAGCTAATCGTAATCTTGAAGTGGCGCGACTCGCACGTCAGACCGCCGAGGAAGATGCCAAGGCTATTATTACACGTGCAAACGCTGAAAAGGAGCGACTTGTATTGGCGGGCGCTATCTCTGAGCGCGACCGTGTACTGGCTGAAATCGCGGCTAATCGTGATGTCAATGTTGCAGATAAGCTTTCCAAGATTGGTGTGCCGCAGTTTGTTATCACCGCTGGCAGCACCGAAAAGGGCGGCTCAAGTCTCACAGATAATCTTGTGAATTTGCGCTTGCTTGAAGCATCAGGATTGCTTAATATATCTTCGTCGAATGCTACCACAGGCGTAGCGCCACGACGCTAAGATTTGGGGTTCATTGGTTGTTAGTTGTGGGGAATCATCTGTAATAGGATGATTCCTCATTATTATGAGTTGCTGGAAATGTGGTAAAAATATTGAAGGTTCTGAATGTGAACCAAGCTGCGAGAGCGCGTGGAAAATCACCACCCCAAATTGGGCTTATATAGACTGGGACAAGGTAAAGACGCTGGAAGATATCATAGAGATATTTCGTGTGGTGGAAATATCAGTTGATAGAAATCATCCCAAATATCAACTTCTAAAACGATTTTTAAAAGAATGAATATACCGGGAAAAGACGAGCTTTTTGGAGCGTATTGGGGTGAAAAGATGCCAAGTATTAAAGATTTATCTACTACATATGGTGTCGCCGAATCGACGATTTATAAATGGATGGAAGAATACAACATTCCACGTCGAAAAGATTTGATAAATTCTGGTGGGGTTGTACGATTTGCCGAAACAACATCACCCGATGGACATGCAGTATGGAAAGTCAGAGTTAATGATAAAACATATTTAGAGCATCGTTGGATTGTAGAAAATGAAATGGGGATAAATCTTAAAGAGAATGAAATCGTTCACCATAAGGACGGAAACCCTCTAAACAATCACCCCCTCAATCTTCTTGTAATAGATAAAGATTTACATACTCGGTGCCATAAAGCCGTGGAACGCGGAGAAAAGATTGACGGTTTTACGGGCGCTCCGTGGTTCTGGAATTATATGATTTTCGCTTATACAGTAGCCGAAAATAGTCATTGTAGACGTTTGAAGGTTGGCGCGCTGATAGCAAATAAGAGATTGGACCAAATTTATGGATTTGGTTACAATGGTAACGCCAAAGGACTGGCCAACGATTGTGATAGCTCTACCCCCGGTAAATGCGGCTGTATTCATGCCGAAATGAACGCTCTGTTAAAAGCTGTTCCCGATGATAAAGAAAAGGTAATGTTTTTAACTCATTCTCCATGTCTTACGTGCGCCAAACTCATTATAAATTCGGGTTTTAAGTATTTATATTATGGAGAATTATACCGAGACAGTGGGCCACTCAAACTTTTAGACTACTCTGGTGTAAGAACGTGTCCATATCCTTTGCAGAAAAATGGCGAAAATGGCGGAACGGTTTATACTCGGTTGCACCCCACTGGTTTTAAGTATCCAACCCCCATTCCTTTTAAAATATGAAAAATAAAGTTTATTTGGCAGGTCCGATTAAAGGATTAAACTACGATGGCGCAACAACTTGGCGCGAGTATGCAAAGGAAAAATTGGCGGCATGCGGTCTCAATGGGTTCTCCCCCATGCGCGCCAAGCCATATCTGAAGAATGAAACGGCGATTGATGCCTCTGATACGAACTACAATCAGTTTCCCATGAGTCGGGACGGGGCTGTTGTATGCCGCGATAGATACGATGCTACAACTTGCGATGTTCTACTCGTCTATCTTCTCGGCGCCAAGGCCATTTCTATTGGCACTATCATTGAAATTGGTTGGGCAGATTCGCAGCGCATTCCAATCGTTCTTGTTATGGAGGATAGCGGGAACCCACATGAGCATATGTTTCTTCGGCAGCTTTGTGCGTTCCGCGTCAATAATCTTGACGAGGGGCTTCACATTGTAAAATCTATCCTTATTCCATGAACAAACCAACGAAAGTTATACGTAAACCAATTTATGATTATAGTGATTGTACGCGTTATATAGAAAGTAAATACAAGATTAGAACTCGCGACTATGCAAAATCACATTCGCAATTCTTCGAATGGTGTGATAAGAAGGGATATGGCGAAATAGACCCATCAGGAAAGAAGAGGGGTGAGTCAACAATTTGGTTTGCAGAGTATAGGTTAGACTTGGCCACGGGTATCGTTAAGGAATTACCCTATCAAGACTTCTGGCATTGGCTCCTTGAAGCATATGGAGTGCATAATGGTTCAGTATTTACAATCGACAATGATTCAAAAAGTGATAAAAACGAACCTTGGGTAAACGAAATTATCGAAATGTATCTGTCGGAATTTGGCGAGGGGCCGAATCGAGAGGTAGAATTTAGAGTGGAGTGGTAATATGATTAAAGCACTCGAATTTCTAAATAATGAACAGATGGCCGACCCCATCCTTCATATGCGACATGCCGCGCAGCATAATCCCGCTTTAAATGAGGATATTGCGCGAATTTGTTCGATTGTGTTGGATAATCCTTATTTTGCTGTCTGTACTGGAAGCGTATCCGCCAATAAACACCACTTCGGCAAAGGTGGCTTGGCACTACATACTCGTGAAGTGATGTTGTTATGCATGCGAAACGCCCAAGCTTTTGGGGCTTGGGGTTATAAAATCAATAAACAAGTGTTGTTTACCTCGGCTGTCTGGCATGACTATGGCAAGATTTGGGACTATGCACCAATTCTGTATTCGAAAGAAGACGTGATAACAGAGGCGACGGGTTGGCAGGAAACCCCGCATAAACGCAGGGTAAACCATCTTTGTCGTTCGGCTGTTGAATGGACTAGGGCTGTTACTATGCTTGATATCTGCCACGATATACATGACGAAGTTCTTCATTGTATTTTGGCCCATCATGGCGATTATGGGTCACCGGTTTTCCCCAAGTCGCGCGAGGCATGGATTCTCCATCTTTCGGATAATATGAGCGCCCGAGTGAACGATTGTGATTTCTTGGATTTAAGCGAAAGGAAATAACATGCCAGTACAAGGTCCGGGAAATAATGAAGGGCGCGCACAACTTGCCTACGAAGAAATTGAAAAACTTCTTCATGAGAAATATCACATTTTCAATGTTGGCGCGCATTTTAGCACTTGGCCCGGAAGCAATTCGAGCGAAGAAATGCAGGTCGAGTTAAATAAGTTGAAAACAGTAATTTACGAAATTTTTCGCATTGATTCTTGGGATAGCTGGTAAAACGAAAGATTAAAAGAATGAAATACATATCAGTTAGCGCATATCTCATTAAGAGAACATTGAAAAGAAGGGGAATTTATCAAAAATGGAGAAAGGGTTTGACAAAGGGTAAAGAAGCTAGAAAGATTTTGGCGCAAAATGAAAATAGACATAAAAATAATTGACCCCGAACAGTTTAATATCGTTCCTCGCGATATTGGGGGTGAATTGTGCCATCTTGTTTGCGCCAAGAATATTACGACGAAATGGAACAAGGACAACATGTTTCTGCGTTCCGTAATGGTAAACTCGTCAGGTGCACCGATTAATTGTGGCTGGCCCAAATTTTACAATCTAGGCGAGCATCCTGAATTATATCCAGACCCTAAGACGTTCAAAGATTGGGTCGTAGATAATAAGGAAGACGGTTCTTTAATTTGCGTATCCCGATATAACGGCGAACATATTATTCGTACTCGCGGCTCAATTGGTTTTGAGGGTATGGAATCGTCTCATGAGATTGCAGATTATCTTAGTCAACATCCCGCTATTACAGATAATGAATGGGTGAACGGCGAGGGGTACACACTACTTTTCGAGTATTTGTCTCCGACGAATGTTATTGTTCTGCGACATTCTATTGTCGAATTTGTGTTAATCGGTGTCATTGAAAACGAAACCTATCGGATTCTGACTCATGCGGAAGTTGACATAATTGCAGAAAAGATTGGAATTCGACGCCCCGAACGATATACTTTTGACACGATTGAAGACATTGTTTCAAACTGTGCAATTTTACGAGACCGAGAGGGTTACGTTTTATCCTATAACAACAATCAAAACCGGGTAAAACTAAAGGGTTCCGCCTATCTTTCGCTCCACCGTTTCAAGGAACATGCCACGCTCGAAAATACAATCGATTTATATTTTGCATACGGTCAGCCCGACTACCAGACTTTCGAGAAAAAACTTACAGAAGCATTTGATTATGAATGTTTTAGCATGGTGCGCAGCTATGCTTCACAGATTTGTGATGCCTCAAAGGAAATGGCGGCTTTGATACAGGCGATGCGAGAAAAAGTTGAACCATTGCGCAATATGGCGCGTAAAGACGCCGCTGCCGTCATCTTGCAGGCTTACGGGCAGACAAACCGTGCTAGTTTTGCATTTAAAATGCTTGACTTTAAGCCGCTTGGTTCCGAAGATTTGGTTAAATTAATTTATCAACTTCTAAAGAAATAATATAAGCGAATGTCACAGCTTGTAGATATGTATATCATCTTGAATATCATCATCGTCATTGGGGTGATTCTCGCTTGGCTTTTCTATCTCGCTCTCCAATCAAAAAAAGATTAATTCCGAATGAGCTATTATAACGACGAGGATAATACATTTATGCCTGACCCGTATGAAGAATGGGTGGGAATTCTGCTAATTGCCATTGCGGTTGGATTAATTTTTATATTAATATGAGTGAAGATAACACGCCTAGCACACCAGTAACCGAATCAGTTAAAAAGGTAAAACCTATGACTATTCCCGAAATCGACAAGAAGTTGGAGGGTCTGCGCGTGCGACTCCTTCGTGAGAACGACCGCTACGAGCGCACTATGATAAAGTGTGAAATCGACGACATGCTTGATGCGCGGTTAAAGTTGATGAAATGAATCTAATCGAAAGAATTGAGTATTTGCGCATATCATGCATGCGTGATACTGGCAAATGGCCCAAACATATCACTTTAGGTTGGCGTACATGGTTGCATTTAAAGATTGACCCAAAGTTTCAAACTTATCACCCCAATATGGGCCATGAAAAGCCGCGAATTTTCGGCATACCAATACGAATATCGACTAAACGCGCTAACTTTTTGATGGCTGTAAAGGATATTAAGCGACCAAAGAAGTATAAATTTAAAAATCAGTTTATATGGGAACCTTATGATTACTCCTATTTTAAACCTTATATACTAGATTCAATAGGCGAAATTAATTACAATGAATCCAAACGAAGCCCCGCAGAACAACAGCGAATTGAAAAAACCTTCAAACGGCTCCGAGCACGTGTTCGGGAATACGTCCGAACAGGGTTTTTCAACCCCGGTAGCACAGCCGCGAAAGTGGGATAATCCCCCAGCCAGCCGAGCAGTTAAAGAACGATTGAAACAACAATTGATGGAAGTATATTACGATGTTTGTAATGACTTAGATAAACTCGAACGCGACAAAATTCCCCTTCCCACAGACCTTAAATTGACAGTAGAAGTGTATTTGACCGATGATATCAGAACAGATGCTCCCCGCAGACCGTTTAAAGTGGTTCAAGAATAAGTTTGAACCGCTAGGGTGGGTATTCGATTGGAAGGAAGAGGATGCCGGGGAGTTCGGCGAATATACGTCATTTAGCTTCAAATCCCCTCGCATGCCCCGTCTATCCGGTCGGAGTATGGTGCCCACTTCAGAAGACCAACTTCTTACATGGGAGGCTTCCATTTTTATTGAGCAGGTTTACGGCGAAAAGATTGATATGTTTATCAGGAATCTCAAGTTTCGATTAACCTCCGATTTGGTAGTTAATGCAAAAAATAACTTGACGCCACTGACAAAGTTACATATTAACGAGATACTAATATTAAATGAAGATGAACACAAATATAAACCAGCTAAATGAATTCCTAAATTACACAAAGGGGCAGTTTTTGGGCTTTGAGGTCAAAAATAAGCGGATGTCCAAAGCGTATATCTTCTCTGGTAAGGTAAAGAAGGTGACGAAGAATTACGTAGATGTGAAACCCTACTCTGGTCTGTTTAGAGGTGAAACCCGTTTCCATAAAAGCGCAATTCGCCGTTTGGTTGGATTTAATGGGTTGGAATATCGCCGCGAATCATGAGCCAAAACAATATCCAAATTGCGCTATATCAAGGGTTTAACTCACCTAACTTCACGGTAGAGAATCGTTGGCGTATTAAAAGCAATTCTATTGTGGAGATAAGGGGCGCTAATGAAGAAGTCATCTCTGTAGAAATCTTGCCGACTGGCGGTTTTAAGCTTATTATATTGGATAGGATTGGTACGGATTTGGAACTGGTGAAGAATAAGGAAGGAACATGGAAGACACAATAAAAGGTAAATTGCCGCCCGCACTGGAAACGCGGCTGAAAAAGCTAAATTGTAAATGGACAATTGATGATAAAGGTATTGCCAATATTGAACTTGGCTTTGCTATTAAAAGTGTCCGTCGCCCCACTAAGAAAGATGCGGAGAAAGTCGCGGCAATCGTTCGAACCTATTATCCAAACGCTCCATACGTTATTATCGACGATAAAGTATTGGGAATTCATGTGTTTTTCGAACTTGAAAATTCAATATACAATTTAAATAATTTATGAGACAAAAAGTATCAAAGAAACTTCGTAAGTTGGTCACTTCACAATTTAAGGGCCAAGTCAACCCAAGGGTTATAAATCAAGTTTATAATCGCACAAAGATTGCTTGGAACAAAACTCCTCGCGGGCAACGTGCATCATTCATGAAGTGGATGGAGACAGCTAACAATCTACAAAAATCTGTAACAGGAACAAAATAATATGGGTAACAAGAAGAAAACAAATCAAGAAGAGTCGGCTACAAATGTAGTTGCATTTGACGCCAATACCAAGCCTTCACCTAGCAAGGTTCAGGTTGGTGATTGGGTATACTGCTTTTATCAGCTAATGCAGGTAAAGACGGTAAATGATAAGGGAGAAGTCACTGAAGCGTCTGACGGTAATCTTACGCTTAAGGCGGCAGAGAATCAGAATCTCGATGCTAACATTAAGCCACTCACTCCGAACATCAAGGCAGCGTCCGAGGCGATTAAAAAGGTCGAAGAAGAATTTTCGGGTTATAGCACATATGCCCGCTTGAATTCGACTGAAGTCTTTGCGTTCCTTGTCGCTCGATGGCATGAACTCTGCGTTGCTGAGACTAAGGAGGCACAAGAGACGGTTGCCAAGGAAATTGACCGCCTGCGTAAGAGTATCGTTGGGGTTATTGGGGAACTTCATAAGTTGAAGTTCGATATCCATCCTCCAAAGGAAGGCGAGAAGACAGAAGATAAGAAGGGTACGCCACAATTCCAACTGTTTAAATAATAATTATATGGCACTTAAAATTGACGAGGTTATAGCGGAATTGCGCGATATCGGAGTCGATTCGCAAAAGCTGCAAGAAGCCGAAAAAGCGCTTCGTAAGCTTGAGGAAGAAAAGAAGGATGACCGCGCTGCAACTCATGTACCCAAGACTAAAAATCAATATGTAATCGTATTGAATAATAGTTCTGGGGTATTGCCGCCAAGCCAACAACTTACAGGATGGGTATTGCAGTTGAAAGAGGGTTTGGACCCACTTACAACGTTGGACCGGGTGACTCGCGCGGCTAAGAAGCAAAATACAACGATGAAGAAATTCATCAAGAAACCCCTTAAGACCTTGGGTGATGCACTACAAAATCTCAAGCGTAAGTTTACAAAGGAAGAGGATGTGCATATCAAAACACAGGAGGAAGTTGCTGTCATTCTGACAGATAACAACCTATGAGTCTACTGATATCCCTGTACGTAATCGGTATTCCTATTTTCGGTCTGCTTCATTATCAGTCACTTGCTGCACCCGATTTGGATAGCAATGGATATCCTACGGAATTCAAAAAAATACTTGGGTTTTCCGAGTGGTTTTTTGTGGTTCTTGGGGCGATTTTCTGGCCCGGTTATGTTTTGGTGCTAGCGTGCTCAAAATTTCTTGACAAATCCAAGAATCAGTAAGCACATTGCGTAATGCAAAAACTGCATCATTTCAAAAGTGGCAATCAAAAGCTACTTTTTTTTAGTGACCCACATTTGGGGCACGTACCGAAGAGTTGGACCCCTCTCTATGTAACGAGGGGTTTCAATTCCATAACGGAACACGATGACTGGTTTTTCTCGCAATGGGAGAAGCATGTCGATAAGGAAACGATTGTATTTTGTTTGGGGGACGTGGCCTTTAACGATGCCGACTCAAAGCGCTTTAACCGATTTGCGTCTCTCCCAGCTAAAAAGCATTTCGTTATGAATGGGAATCACCTTTCGGGAATGAAACAGGCGTATGCCAGCGCGCTTCATGCCGCGTCTATCCCCATAAATGGGGAATTTTACCCACTTGATTACCAAAATATCACGTTTACCGGATATTACCTCCATGCATTTATAGATGGCGTAAGTGTATATATGCAGCATTACCCACAATATGTCTGGCCAGAACAGGGCGACGGTGGTTTTTGTCTTTGTGGGCATTGTCACGGCAACGCGCACGAACTTAACCCAACGGGTGTCACGACTGGTAAAATTCTCGATATTGGGTTTGACAATGCAATTGCATACAACCAATCTCCGTTTTTTAGTTGGGAAGACATCAAAATAATTATGGATAAGAAACCGATTGTAACAAGAGACCATCACTAAAATGAAAACCAAAGCATTCACCCTTGTTGAAATTATGATAATCGTGGTTATCATTGGACTTCTCGCTGCAATGATAATTCCCGCTGTTGGGAAGGTTCGAGATGCGCGTCTACTACGCATCGGGGATGAAAATCCAAAGGCGCTTGATATAGAGCAGTATTCGCGTTACGTCGAACTTAAACAAAAACATGGTGGTTTTAAACCCTCTCGTAGAAGCGAGGAATCAACCCCGGAACGCCGCATTACAATTGACGGCAGAGAATATAAACTTGTACCCGTGCAGTAATGTATGCAAAATCCCTTTAATCCCGAACCGATTGAAAAATTCGTCCACACTCTTAATGCCGCCCCGTGGTATTCAAAATTGGCCCGCGCCATTTTGTCTTTCTTCGCCAGACGTATCGGTAACGGCTATGGACTTGTCCCTATGGCATGGCCACGGTGGTCTATCAAGGCAGCAAATTGTGAGCAACATTTGGCAAAAATCGCTGAATCAAAGAGTTTCGCCGCAGGATATCACGCTGGTAAAGCCGAAGCATATAGACGGGTAGCAGCAGAAATTGAAACTTTTCAGAAAAATCCTTGACAATAATTGACCATAACGCAAACTTATCGTATGACCAACAATATTCAGGAAATTTTACAACGTGTTGATAACATGCCCGGTTTTCTTTCTACAAATGCCCCAAAATATGGGGCGCGTTTCGAGCCGCTGAAGGAGCAAGTGATTATTATTTCGACCGTTGCACTATTCACTCTTCTTTTTTTTATTGCACCTCGCTAAAATACAATGAATCGAACTCTAATTTCAAATTTTAGGCGTCGTAACGATGCATTCGAAGCACTTGAAGATTTGTATAAGGAATTCCTTGCTACATTTAAGCGCCGCACAAACGTTGAGATTTTTATGGC